TTATTTCAAAGGAATGCCAGCTTCTGCAAGAAGCTTAATTCTCTCTTCTTTTGTTGCTTTTGTTAAGTTTGTCTGCTTGACAATACGTCCGGTAATATCCCTTGTTATAAGGAACACATAATCGGCGTGGTTGATCCAACTTCTTTGACACTTCTCACGATAATCATTAGCTTCCTCGTAAGTCTTAAATCCGCTCTTCTTATCATATTCGAAGTCATCACGGAAAACATATAAACTGCTAATCTTCATTTTTAATCTCAATTATGTACATTAATTCTTTATCTGGAACATCCTTCTCTTGATAAGGAGAATCGTACTTATATATAATTGCATCATCAAGGTATGTTCTTACTCCCTCCATGAAGCCATCTTGTAACACAGAGTTATCTGTAATGTAGGCTGCCAGGAAGAAGCCGTTTCGCTCCTGTGCATCTCCTAGGCCAACTGCACTGAAATGACTTCTGAAAGTAGTACCCTGCAACTCGTCGAATGAATACTGTATCATAAGTCTTTTCATCATTTCAAAAATACTGCTACTTTAATTGCTTTCATATAAGTGACTTAACCGTGTTGTCGAGGGCTTATTCTATTAATGTTTGTTTGCTATATCAACTAATACTGCGATAAAGATAAATATTAACGTATCTATGACAAATATAGTTCCCATATCAGACCTCCTTGATTATACCATACTTATTTTCTTTAGAATACTCAATAAATCCCTTGTCATTAAGTGATTTCAAAACTCTTTCTAACTGGAAATCTGTATAGTCACTGTAAAGAACTAAATCTTCAAATGAAAATAATTCTCCATCGGAAGCATATAGCTTTATCTCCTTTAACACTCGACTTTCTTGAAAAGTAAGCTTTTTGATTTCCTTAATTTCTTCCATCTTTATAAATTTTAATTGGTTCAACATAATCTGTGGTTAGTCAAAATAACCACTCTTTCCATATGCAAAGGTACAAAAAAAGTGTGGTATATGCAAATATACCACACATTATTTTAGTTAAAAATACTAAATTTAACTCATTGAGTATCAAAGAGTTATACGTTTTTGTAGATGCTGCTTAATGTAATGATTTTTGTAGCTTCGCCGACTTTGTCAATCAGATTGGTTACGGCTTCATCCACTTCACACAAAGCATTATACACATCGTTTGGAACATTATCCATTTCCAAACCATTACTACACGTTTTCCAAGTCTGGTTTAGCTGCCTTGCAGCATCCACCATTAATTTAATGTCCGTCATATTTTAAGTTTTAAATGAATATCCTACTAACTGCCTGGCAGAGCCATCCCATCATGTAGCAAGGCTCTTCGTCTTTCAAATCAACACCTAGTGATTCGCAGATATGAGTGACAACGTGGAACATTTCGTGTGTGACAGTATTCACAAACTCATATTCCGTTGTGGTCCTACTGACAGCAACCACGCTCTTTCTACCTGCAAGGTTGGAGTAGGTGAGACCTGTGTTAGGCATTCCACGTAAGCAGTGCTCCCTTGCGCTTTCGACCGCCTTTTCTGTGCAGCCTATCTGCACAAGGGAGTTGCATACCTCATCGGTATCTGCTGCTTTCAAACCGTAGAACACAAGAATCCTCCAATCGTACTTCTCTAGATATATCTCTTGACTAATCATAAAATATCATCCCATGGAATGCCAATGCCATTATGGTTGCAGTCGGCATAGAATCGGTTGAAGATGAAACCATCCTTCTGGTCGGAATCATCAACCATGTCTTTCACAAACAAAGCCATGTGAGCTTCGTCCTCGATGGAAGACTTATAGAAATCAGCCTTAACCATGTTTGCCACATAGACATGATCATAGCCTACATTATTTTCAAGCGTCACTCCCTGCTTGGTAAGGATGGATTCAACCTTATCCTTATCCATGTATTCAACCTCCTCATCCTTTTTGGTGACTGGGTTGTATTTTCTCATCTGCGCAACTGCCCACTCACAAGCCTTTTTGTTGAAGTGCCAGCCATTATATCTCAGATATGCTATCATTCCTTCTGGCTTCATATCGTAAGCATCCAAAGGTATTCTACATCTTCCCATAGCTCTTTCTTTTAAGGGTGGCAGGGAAAATCCCCACCACCGAATTAAACATTAGTAACGTCCACCGCCACGGCGACCATAGTAGCGTCGCTCTCCATAGCGGTCTTCGTCGCGCCAATCATCATCGTCCCACTTGTCACGATAGTCTGGCATCGGCATACGGTTTCCCATACGCTCGCGCTTCAAACTATCCAAGCACTTCATAACCTTACCACCTGCACGAATCATATCCTCGCAGTTGTCAACAAGCTCATCGAACTTGTTTTCCGTAATTTCTACCATATATCCCATAGCAATTACTTTTTAAAATTGTTACCACTGCTCAAAGCCTTAGACAGCATGGATTCAATATTGGAAAGCGTACCCTTCATGCCACTAACCTCTGATTTGAGGTTATTGATGTCCTGCTCCTGTTGCTTCTCCTTGGCAATCTGTGGGTTGATTCTAGTGAGCATTTCCTCGCAGGAGCTTATAACTCCATTATGGTAATCTACACTTTCCACGACTCCCTTGGAATGCCGCAACATAGCATCAATCTCAGCGCACATAGCTTCCCTGTTGTCACTGACAACAACACCTTCATTGCCGAAGTTTACTATCTGTGCCGTTGAAGGCAACTTTTCAAAGTTTACTTGCTGGTCTTCTACTTGCACCTTAACATCTATCGTAGTTTCTAATGTCGGTGTTTGACCAGGCACGTAACTTGGGTATTTCTGTTGAGGATTGCTAACCGATATTACTTGACCGATTCTTAGTGTCGGCTTTTCTCCTCCCTTGTCTAAGATGTAGAAGAGAGAAGACTGTCTTAGTCCTTGAAACATTTTCTTTCTCTTTTAGTGGAGCAGATGTTGCCACCTGCTCCGTAGTTAATACTCTGTTAGCCGCCTGTAGGCTGCTGAAACCCAAGCAGTCGGATAATACCGCTCTTCTTATTGATGTATGCCAAAGCCTCTGTAGTTTCAGAAACGCTAGCTCCCGTCACTGCCTTTCCCTCATGATCAACAACTGGCACCTTTGTTGTGCCGGAAGTAGTTCCGCTAGTGTTGGCAGTTCCGTTAACAGTGGTCGAACCACTATTTGGAGTTACGATTGTGACAGGAAGTGTCGCACTTGTAGCGGCAACTCCTTGATGTATCTTCAAGAGTACAATGCACTCGCAAGGCAAAGCATTGTAGTAGCAAGGATTGATACCATAATCTACACTAGCATCTGTGACCTGCTGGGCATTCGTCTTCAACTCATAGATACCTCCTACATCAATACGTCTGATTTGGTTTCTCTGACCGATTGGAATAAATGGATTGAATGGATATAAAGGAAACATAGTTACCTCCTTTCCTAACAACCGCATCCTACAGTTGAACGAGAAGCCGCTACATCACCTGCATAAGCTCCCATGGCGGCAGCAGTATAAACGTCCTTGTTGAATACTCCGTACTGAGGGTACTGAACACTGATGGTATTAGGCAACTTGCACTTGATGCCAGCCACCTCTGCCTGCAGCGCAGCCAAAGCTGCATTTACTGGTGTGATGACCTGCGCCTGATAAGCCTGCAAAGCCTGTGTCTGATGCTCGTTTGAAATCTGTGCAAGCAGGGCACTGTTCTTCTCTCTCAAAGCATCGAGCTTATCCTGCATTGCCTGTGTCTGCATCTGATCCAACTTAGCCAAGACAGACTGATTGTTAGCATCTGCCTTGTCACGGAGCATCAAAGCATTGGCGTTTGCCGTATCATTGATGGCGTGAGTCTGCTGACAGATAGACAACTTGATGTTGCCGTCCATTGCAGTGATGGCGTTATTGGTCTTGCAGCAGCATTCTGCCAACTGGGTAGCGATAGCGTTGTTGCCCTGCATGATAGCTGTCAAAATCTGATTAGCATTCATGCCCATCTGATTGCCGAGGTTGCAAATCTGCTGACCTAAGCCATTGATTGCAGCCATAACTGCGTCACTTGATGTGTTGAGGGCTGTAGCCAAGCTCTGAACATCAAAGCCATTGCGCTGAACTGCCTGCATGATAACGGCAGTATTGGCATCATTGTTAAGCATTGGCACAACACCGCCCTGTCCATTAGAGCCCATGCAGCGATTACCTCCGAAGAGTCCCATACCATTATTGCCCATAAGTATGAACAACAAAAGGATAGCAAAGATGTCTTCACCCCAACCATTTCCGTTTCCACGGTTGTTCAAGAGTGCAATAAGACCTGGGTCAACACCCTGTCTCTGCATGAGTGCAGGAAGCATAGCCAAGATTCCATTAGAGCCTGTGCCGCTTGTGCCGCTCTCTGGATTGAACACGTAAGTTTTACTTTCCATATCCCGAATTTTTAATTTAACCTTAATATTTTCTAACACTATTTGTAACGTTACAAATGCAAAGTTAGAAAATAGTATGCAAATAGGATATAACTCTATCATAGTTTCTGTTAGTGGCTCTAAATCAGCAGTTTGGTGTGATAGTAGGTAGCATCATTTTTTGAATCTCTTAGAACGAAAGAATTTACTTTGCAAATAAAAAGGCGACCACTCATCACGAGTAGTCGCCAAGTTATCCGAATACAATCAGCACCTAACCTAAAACTTACTAACAAAAACTTTCTAACTAAGAACCTTTTCTTTTTAAACAATATAATAGGTATATTACAATGATAACTAAACAAAAGCAGAATGCCTGCCCTATCTGAATATAAATCTTCTGAGCCGCCGTAAGTGGCTTTTCAATCACCTTTGTAGAACTATCGCTTGAAATCTTGATATTCGATAGCGAATCAAGTCTATGACGATAAATAGCAACGCTATCCTTCAGTGACCTATAATGACTGATGCTGTCCAGTAGCTTCTGAACCTCATTCTCTGTTCGCACATGGCTCTCATAGTGGAATCTATCTTCGCCAATTTTGTTACCTTGCGCATCGAGCCTTGTCGCTGTGCTATCTTTAATATAGCTGCTATCTTTCGTACTTCTTTCGCTCTCGCGCTTCTGGTAATGAATCCACTGATCGAAGGTGTATGCCATGCGGGCAGTGAAAAGCGAGTCGAATCTTTTATCGCTCGAACAATCCTTTATACATGTCTGCTTGGTGATAGTTCTAGGAGTTCTGCATCCGTAGAGCAATAAAAGAACAATCCCTATAGCTGAAATATAGGATACCAATTTCCAAAACCTAACATCATACCATTTCATCATTCATTCAATTTTAAGTGTCCATAAGTGATGTAACTTAGTCTGCGGAGCCATCCTTTGAGGAAGTCTTTCTGTGTTCCTTTGGCTATACTTTTAAGATAGCATTTTCTTATTTTTTTGAATCTCTCAAAAAGTATCTTGCCATTAGCCTTATTGACAGCAAACAATGTCTTATTGCCAATGATGCCATCTGCCGTAATTCCTAGAGTAATCTGGAGATATGTTATAGCCCTGCTTACTCCGCTATTATAAGCAAAGTCTACCAGCATGTTGGCTACACTCTGATCTTGAATTTTGTCTGCTTTGCAGGCATTCCAATAGTTCTCCTTAAAGACACGATGGAAGTCTTCCTCAGTAAGGAGTTTCACGTCTTCCTCGTTCAGAACACCATCGCCATTCTTGTCGTACCCGACTTTTCTCCAGGTAGCAAGGGTAATTCCGTACTTTGTCGGTCCCCCATTATCGTTTTTTCTGTTCGTGTATTTATCCGTTTCCCAACTAAGAATAAACGGAACAAGTTTAGCTGAATCTGCCATAATCATTCCTCCTTTTCTGCGTAATTAAGATATTCTGATAGATAGGGAATCTTATCAATAAACCTAAATCGCATAAGATAATACAGGAAACTGACTACGTACCAGGGTGGAGTTCCTTTTTTGAATATCAGCTTCAAGTTCTTAAGAATATTGCATCCATAGAACCACAGAACTAAATACGAGATAAAGGAAACGCATTGAACAGAGCCTTCCATCTGTCCTTTAAACCTCCCAATAGCATACACGGCTGCGCAAAGGACGAAAAACACGGTAGCGTGACCGATGCACACAACTGCTTTCTTCAACTCGAAGTTCTCTCCTTTTGCAATCATGCCACTAAGATAACCGAAAATAAAGTTGAGGGTGAAGACGATCATAAGCGAAGACAACTCGCCTTCAATCGGTTTAAGATAGGCGAGGAGTGCAAGAACTACGCCTACAACAATATCTTTAATTCTATCTGCCATACTATAACTATTTGATGATTAAACAATAATGCTGCAAATATACAATAAAATATTTAATCATCAAATAGCTATTGCGAAAAAGTGCAAAACTTTATGTACTCATATAAACGCATATATATAATTTCCTCGAAATATTGTATATAATTGTATATAATTTTATCGAAATATTGTATTTTTAAAACCCACGAAATCGGGGGAATTAAAACCCTTTCCAGTGTTTGCAAGATTGGAAAGGATTGAAAACAAAAAAGAGAGGCAATCACTTACCTCTCTTACTCTTAATATAGTGAAGAATATCCCACTTCTTAAAATATCTCGTATGTCCTCGCTTCTTGCACTCGCCATTGGGAATATCGCCCCTTGCAACCATACGATTGAGTGTAGCATCGGAAACGTGCAGTTTCTCCTTGACTTCCTCGGTGCTCATCATCGGGTTAAGCATATCTGGAATAATATCACACAGTCAATCCAAGTCCTCATCGCTCATTCCGCAAGCGGTAACCTTCTCACCATTTCGCTGCTGCTCGTCAGCTTTAAAGCAAGCATCGCTCAGTGATTTTAAAGCCACGCCAAGTAGCTTATAGTTCAATATCTTAACCATATTAACAGATTGTTTTATGTTTGTTTTACTTGAAAATGACTTTATTTGCAAATTTTCCTTCCTATCTTCGTTCTATTGATAATCATATCTGCAAAAGCATAAAGGTAGAACATAGCAGTCACTACCATGACGGTAAAGCAAGAGTCTATCATGTCGTTTGTTGTGTACCAGTTCCACTCCACGATATGAGCCGCATTGATGCCGAAATAATAAAAGAAGGGTATGCGGTATATCCAACAGAGCCAAAAGAATCTGCTTGCCAATATCACAACCATAGGCAGTATGTAGACCATAAAGTAGATGAAGATATAGCAAGGCATATTTTCATTATATGGAATAAACATCTCTCTGTGGTTGTTGGAGAAATCTATCATTCCGTAGGCGTGTAAACACATGATGGTGACTGGAACCCATTTACAGAACCACCTGAAAAACTTTAATATTCTTCGGTTGTACGAGTTGCCGTTCTTCATGAGGAGAGTCATCACCTCGCTCACGTCAAGTCCTTTCAGCACTACTAAGGCTCGCTTTTCTTCTTCTTCAGTCATAATTTCAGTTCTTATGTAGAGTTAATTAATTGCTTGCTTAAAACAAGCAAAAAAAAGATGGTTGCAAAGTTACACTTTTATACTCAATTTTCAAGAAAACGAGCAAAATGTTAGCGTTAAACTTTATTAAACCATCTTTTTGTTACTTTTCGGGTGATTATCATATCACAACCCAATACGTCACGAATGTATCGACAAATCCTGCCACCTCTGCCATATACCACGCTGTGCCTGTGTCGTAGACGCTGCCTTTCCTATCTCCGTCTACGGTAATGAGGAGGAGGTAGATGAACGCTATCACTGCCGTTGGCACCCAGCAGGCAGAAAGACACCATCCGATACTACCCAAGGCTGCGATAATGGCTGCCGTCTTGTGGATAGGATAGGCATCGTGGTCGAGATAGTTGGGTGCGAGCCCTACGAACATCAGCCCTCCGCATCCCAAGAAGGCGAGGAACTGAACGCCCTTACCTGTGTCGAGCATACACACCATCATCAGCAGGGCACACACCATCATTACTGCCGTGAATAGCCAACCATAATTCCGCTTGCGCTTGTCACCGATAATTTCGCTGCCTGTACAACCCTGTAACTGATAGTACACGTCACTCACCATTGCTGGTACTCCGAAGCGCATGGCAGCGAGGAGCAGAAATCCTCCTAACAAAAGAAATGAAATAACACTTAGTATATACATAGTCTTTTCATTTTAATTAATTACTACTATCATTTTCCCGGCATCAGGAAAATGATCTTACACACTCATCTCAAGCATCTTCGGATAGCCTGTCTTGTAGTCGTAGGCTTCCACCTCTTCGATACTCTTCAATTCGTTTACTGCTGCTTTATGGCTTGCCGTAACGTTAAAGCACTCCAGGGCATACATCTCCAATGCAGAGAGCAACTGAATAGCCTTGTCGCAATCCACAACCAGTTTCAGTCCTCCAAGCCAGAGGGTGGTTGTTTCCTGGCCTGCTGTTTTGGCAATAGTGGTAGAGTTCATCAAGCCCACTCTTGTTGCCTTGTCAAGCCAAACAAGCAGTCCGTTCAACATAAAGCCGTTCACCTTATCTGAGGTATCGTAGGCTGCGATTTCTGCTATCTTAGCCCTTTTAGCAATGGTTAAGGCTTTTTCTGCCCACTTCTGCTTCCACGCCTCATACTCTCGCAGCACCTCCTGTTCATTATATACAGATGTAGATACAGAACCCTCAACGCAAGAATATGCGTCCATGTCCACATCTTTAACTGCATCAAAACGGACGAGTATCTTATTACCAACTTTCTCTACTGCAACAAAATCCTTTACAGGAATAAATGTCTTTACAAAATTTACTTTCATAACTTTTTATTTTTAAATTCAACGAGAGATGGAGAGTCAGAGAGACAAGCGTAGAACGGAATCACCACAAAACTGCTGGTCTTTCTGTTGAGGTTGTAGGAGTCTTTACCGAAGTAGTAGCTGCTGGTAGCGCCGTTCTGGGTAGAAGTCCACTTATTACTACTAAGCATCATAATGTTGACATTGTGGTCTGGGTACTTCTTATTGATAGCATCTATCACGATATTAATATTCTGCCAGGTTAACACCCATTGGTTGACTGTCGGAAGATAACCTTGATAAAGCTTATCTCCATTCATAATCGTGGAATTATAGCAATAATCAGCAGCAGCCGTAGTCAACCCACGCTCGTCACCTTCAGCTATGATGGTCTGTGTAGACAACAATCCGTTGTACACAAATCTTAACATATTAGGGTTATTTTTGTTTTGACCATCTAAAGGTATATTCTTAAACTCTACATCCTGATTACACCATTGCTTAGTTACGGATACCTTTAATAAGTCTGCCATTTTGTCAATACTGATAATTATGTCTCCCTTGTAACGTTGAGTTTCCAGTGTAGCAATACGCACAAACATCAGCTTGCTATTATCATTTCCGCTTGCCTCCCAGTCATCGTAAGTCCACTGCTTATTGTTGTCATCAATGAGCCAAATGCCGCTCTCGTAAGGGCGATAGATAAAATTTAAACGGTAACTCTCGGAAATAGCAGTCCTGGTAATATAGTAGCGGTCGTACTGCTCATACATACCGTCTATTTTGTCAACGCTTACCGTGTAAGATACACCATTCTTGATTTCAATGACAGCCTTACCTTCGGCATCCATGACGTATTCGGTCTTTTTACCCGATATGGTGACATACGCCTTGCCGCCTTCCCATGGAGTGACGTTCCCGTTTTCGTCAGCCTTAGACATCTTGATAGTCAGTCGCTCTATCTTCTCTGTCTCTGCGACATAATTGGCATCGATAATTCTGTTACCTACGCTTGCTACATGCTGCACAGGGTCTATGATGTTGCACTTTGGGACGTATGGAAATACAACTTTATAGGTTGCACCCTTGGTGATAGTAAACTCAGCCTGACCGTTTACGTCTGTAGTGTACTGATGAGGGTCTAAGCCATTGTTAACATAAACGTTAATAACCAAGCCCTCCATGCTTACACCTTTCATCGTGGTAGTACAGTTGACTGTCACATGCTCGTCAGTATCGGTAAGATTTACTGACTTCACCTCTCCGTTGCGGTTCGTTACTTTCAATACATTTCCCTCCAGTTCTGCGTTGACCTTTTCAGCACCCACAGCAGCAGTTGCAGCATCATTCGCAGCCTTTGCAGCTTGCTCGCATTTTGTTTTAACGGTGGAAAAATCAGACTGTCTTTTTTTCTCTGCTTCGACACGACCACTTTCAGCATTTACACGAGCTTTTTCTGCCTTTGCTCGTTCAGCTTCTGCTGACACACGTCCTTCTTCGGCTTTTGTTCTACTACCTTCAGCAGACACCCTTGCTTCCTCAGCAGACGCCCGTCCTTGTTCAGCAGTCCCCCTCAGAGTCTCAGCTTCCTTTCTCGCTTCCTCGTTAGTATTGAGGGTATCGTTTGTTTCCTTGGAGGTTTTCAGAGCCTCGTTAGCCTTGCTGATGAGGTCACTCAACTCCACGGAAGGAGGCAGGATAACCATAGCCGTATCCATCTCCACGCTGTTGTCGCCCTCATCGGTAGTTCCAAACTCGGTATCAGCATCGGCATTGTTTGACACGATAGCAAACTGAGGATATTCGTTGCTTCGCCAGTCGTTGCCGAATATCTTGCCCTTCACCTCGATGGCATAAGTGCCGAGGCTCATCTTATCACCCTCTACTCTCGCAAGGAGAACATTATCCTCCTTGACATCAATCTCAAACGCAAGAGGGATGCGCTTGAACTGATTGCATACCTGTACCACCACGTCCGTACAGGCTGGCAAGGGGAAAGCCTGCGCTTGCCCCTCCACCATCTTCATCACTGGTATCTTCAGTGTGAAGTCGTTACCTTTAACGATTTTCTTCATATAGCTATAAAATTAAATTGTTAATCGTACTTTTTCGGGATAACCTGCCGTAATATCATAGGCTATCAATGCGTCTATCGTCAGTAACTCCGCAACCTTATCAAGATGGGTCTGCGTAACATTGTAGCAGTCCTTTGCGTAGACTTCTATCTTGCTGATGAGGTCTTGAGCTGTGTCAATAGGCAGGGTATAACACTCGCCGTCGAGCCACAGGGTCGTTTCCGTTCTCCCCATTCGCATAAGTCGCTCATTGCCCTGATATACCCTATCTCTTGTCTCGAAGTCGAGCCAGTGAGCCTCGCCGTTGAGATAAAACGTATTCACCTCTGCGCTCTTATCGTACTCCGTTATCTGCTCGATGCACTTGTTTCTCAGAGCCTCTGTTAGCTGTTCTTCAGTAGGCTCCGCATCGGTATTCATGCCGAGTAGCACGCAGTCATACAGATACTCACCGTCTTCTGTCTTGCGTTCGTTCACAGCAAGACGCACCTCATTATTTTTCCATGTCGCAACCTTCGTTTCCAAAGGCGTAGCATACAGTTCCTTATATGTTATCATATTCGTTTTAATTATTGTTGCTCATTATTCCTACGTCAAGATTACCGAAAGTGATTTCTGTCTGTATTGAATAGATTCTTCCGAACCATCCGAGTGTCGTGAACTTTGCGTTAAAGGAAGCTGTCTGTACATAGAAGGATGGCCTTGTCACGCTCTGTCCATTCTTGATGGAAGGCACCAGCTTTGTGTTGTCGTAGACAGTGACATCCCCAGTGAGGAACACGCCATCCGCAAGATTTGTCAGCGCACCATTCTTCACCATTGTGCGGCTCGTAAACGTCCTTCCGTCGGCTGCACTCGCAAGGTCGTAGGTACTCAATCCGTTGGCCGAGTCGGCTACTATCTTTCCGTTCACTCTTGGTGCTGAGTAACGATACAGGGTTGTCTTTTTACCCGTCGCACCCTTAACGAAAAGAATGTAGTTGTTGTCCTTCGTTGCCGTGTACCACGACTTCGTTGTGTCAACCCACGGAAGATCTACATTCTCTCCGAGCGGAGTCGTCAGTCCTGCATCCTCTGCTTTGATATATTGCTCAGAAGTTATCTTTGCGTCGGTCTTGCTGAACGAGGCGACACCAGCAGGACCGAGGTCGTAGAGAAAGTTTCCGTTGTCGTCGTAGTACGACAGCACGGCCTGTCCCGAACTGTTCAGACCGAAGCGGATGTTTGCAGTTCCTGCCTTGCCGTAGATATTGATAAGGCCATCGGCTATCCTTACCATCTGTCCGTTGTGTCCTTGCGATGTAAGCATCTGCGCCAGTATCAGAGCCGCATTGATGGCTCCGTCTTTAAAGAGAGCGGCTGTCGTAGTCTGACCAGTAGATAACGTGTTCTCCACCTTGATTTTCTCGCCATACAGAGTTACTCCGCTCGACGTAATCTCAAGTCCTGCCGCCTTGGCCGTGGCTCTGTCTATGAGGTCGGTCTTCCGTTCTGTATAATCAGTAAGTTGTGCGCCTTCCTCCAACTTCGGCTTTGTCACCCAAGCTTCAGTATCGCCTGGAACACGTATCAGCACCTTGTCTGGAATTACCTCTGCTCCCTCTCCAGTATAGTCCTCTATTCGCCAATGCACCCAGTACCGCTTATAGGTCGAGGTGAGTGCGAGCTGTGTGTATCCGTTAGCCCTGCCGTCCGTATATTCGTTTCCTTCGCAGGTTTCTGTATATACATTTGCATGTACGCTGTCTCCATATAGATAAACGTTGATGTTCCCGCTGCCCTTGGCAACGAAGGAGAACACATAGTCCTGATTCTTTACTATTCTCGCCTGCCCAGAAAGGGTAGCCGTTGTTGGAAATTTATATTGCAAGGCTTCTGTGAGCAGAGACTCTGCCGAGTTGTTTTTGTTGTACAATATACCGTAGCAGCCTTCGTATTTACCAAACAAAATCAGTCCGCTGGCAAACTGAAGATTGCTGTTGTCAGACGATTTGGTCAGTGACATCGTGTCCTCCAAAAGGTTTCCTCCCACATAGTCGTAGTCCGTTTCCGCAGGAGTCCAGCCTGTGTACTCGCTTCCTTCCTCCAGCATTGGCATACATATCCATCCGTTACCAGAGGCAGTATAACCAAATGTTCCGTCCACGGTTATGCCATTGTAGACAAAGATATTCACCTCGATAAACTCTGCGTTGCCCGTATTGAAGGTGTAGTTCACCTGCCTCCACCGATTCACCTCGTTCTCCTTCGTTATCCACTGTATGTTACCTGAGGTGGCAGTAATTCTATCCCCTCTATTGCCATTCTGCGCAGCCATCTTGAAAACCTCTGAATGAACCTGTAAGTCCTTCGTGTCGCACTTTATCCATGCGGAAAATGTATAATCGGTGTTCTTCTTCACAGCGATGCCGTTGATGGTCTGTCCCCAGAAAAGTCCCTTGTACTGAGGCGTTCCGTTACCCGTCACCGAGAAGCGGATGGCATTATGGCCGTTCACGCCCTGTGTTATCGTAGGCTGGAAGAGGCCGTCCGAATAATATATATCACCCTTCCTTGTCAATGACGTATCTCGCAGTAGGTTGTGCCGTCCTTGCTGGTTCTGAGTCACGCTGAGAGTAATCTCCTTTGCTGTCTGCTTGATAGTAGATGTGTAGGCGTTGAGAACGGTAGGATTACTTCCTTTCAGGTCTTTCTCCAGTGCCTCAAACTTCGACTGGTACTGCTTGGCCGTAGCCTTTACACTGCCCATGTACTTTGTCACATTCACAGAGAATGGAACTTGTGTGGCATAGCTTTTCCCTCCGAGTGAGAATGCGATTGTGATAAATCCCTCGCTCACCGACACCTTGTCTCCGCTCGCCAGAGTGGTAGTGTTCACAGAATTGAGCTTCACCTTTATGTATCCTGTAGCCAAACTTGCCGCAGCCGTACAGTTCTGCATATAGCTCACCTTTACGTCTGAGCACTCGTTAGTAACATTCTCGCCACCTCTCATCACCTTTACTCGTCCTTCTGCCGTGGTGTCCGACACGATGCCGTCATCGTTAGTGTCGAGCACGATGGGCTGTACGAGAAGTATGCTCACTCCGTCATTTCCGTTAGTTCCGTCTGCTCCAGGCTTTCCTTGCTCTCCTTTCTCGCCCTGCGGTCCTTGTGCGCCCGTTTCGCCCTGCGCACCTGTTTCTCCTTTAGGCCCTTGTGGTCCTTCGTCACCTCTGTCTCCCTTGTCTCCTTTCTCACCTTTTTCTCCCGACAGCACCTTCTGCCAGTCACTGCTTGCGTCCGAAGGCTCTTGGCTTGTTCCGTTCTCATTGATACAAGTCCACAGGGCGTTGTTGTGGTTCACTTGATCGTAATAATCATAGTTTCCTGCCTTCCACTCGCCTCTGTAGTTCACCATGTGCATAGCATCCCCAGTCGAAGATACCCACTCAAAGATACCGCTATTAAGCCTTATCCTATCAGGCGAGAGCACGAATACCTCCTTGCCATCGTGTGTATATCTGTCTACACCCTTGAAGCCTACGATGCGAGGTGTGTTCTCGCCAGTACTCTCCAGTATCAGCACACCTTTTCTGCTATCATCGTCAACAATTTGTCCTCCAACAAAAACAGCTCTATGTCCGTCAAGCACAATAGTGTCTCCTGCTTCAGGAATACCACCTATCTCTGCCGTTGCAAACTCCTCAGTCATTGAGTCTAACGACAAAGAATGTTTGCCGATTACTATCCATGAGAACATCTGTCCTCCATACAGTTCGTTGCCATATCCGTCATATATCTTCTCGTTCACACTCGATACGCCGTGCTCAGGGATTGCTCGCCAGTAGCTCTTGTTGCTTGCGTTCGTGGTTCCAGTAGCCAGCGTTCCGATGGTCTTGCACCTCACTTGGTCTCCCTCTCTCCACAGGTTTTGTGTAGCCGTAGTTCCGTCATCCGCCAAGAGATAACAGAGCCAGCCTTTGCATTTATCTACAGAGGTCTCTATCCATTCACTGCTCTCGCTTTCCCATGTTACAGGCACGACCTTCACTATCTTGCTTCCTGCGCCCGAAAGATACACATTACCGCCTGCATACGACAGCTTCCTTACCTCCAGTTGGTTAAAGATAGCCTTTCCCCAGATGGTAAGATTGGTGACGAAAGCGTGATATTTCTCGTTTTCCTTCTTAACAGCGAAACCCTGCTCAGCCGCATTGTCGTAGTCGATGGACTGCAACGACTCCAAGATGGCCCGTCCGGCCTCGTCTATCAACGCTCCTCCCTTACCAAAGTAAGCACCTTTATTCAGTTTCGCCAAGCCGTCACTCACAAGACCTTTCGCAAATGTGATTAATCCCTGCGCAGTGTCGTTGTGTAGCTTTGACAAGAAACTAAGGATAGTCTTTCTTGCTGATAGAACATTACTGTCTGTAGGAGGTGTTGAGTCATTCATGCCTATTACATAGACGCCACCACCACCATTGCCACCACTTATCTGAATGCCGTTTACCGTGATAGAGTCAACCTTATCTTCCAGCTTCCCTAATCGACTTGTTGCTGCTTTTTCACCAACTATGTATTGAGGATGGTCATAAGGTATATCCAAAGGTATCTCCATGCCGATGATACGAGAGTTTCTGTAGTGCTTGCCTTTAGCATCAACCTGCGCAAACATATCATTAATCAGCTTTACTTGTTCACCGAGAGGATGATAATCGTATGTCCCATTATTATAGAACTTATCACCATCCATCGTGCAGGTGAAGTTTGCGTTGCTGATCATAGTCTTCTGATAGTACTGCTTCGCTCTATCGAACAGAGATAACTGAGCTGCAGGAATTAGGTCCGTATCTGTAATCTTTGTTGCATCCCAGTTGAACAGAAAGTACTTATCACCAACCTTCGGACACATGACACCATCGGGGAGAGTTCTACCGTAAGTGTCATTAGCAACAATCTCAAAGTAGTTAACCTTGTCAATGACTTTGAAGCTAACATCGAACACCATGCCCATGAGAGCACCGCTAGTGAACTTGATGCCTAAAGTGAGGTTACTCTTTATCCAACTCTCCTTGAAGCTGTTAGTGAAAGAGTCTGTAGAAGTGACCTGCCAAAACGTCTGTGTAGTCTTCGTCCCGTCTTCGTTATCAATGGTGCTATCATAGGTCTTGATACTGCTGACAGCACTTTCCACCTTTGGATATTCGTCCTCAAACATCACGACACCTTCGATAGCCTGCTTGTCGTTCTTCACGACATTCACGTTCTCTATGTAGCCATCCTTGGCGTAGAAACCGTCACTATCTACTTCCTTGTTAGGGAGCATGAGGTAATCGGTAGCTACACCATCGGTGGTGACGTCCGCATCGGCACCAGTGAAATATCCTTTCGGGATATTCCTATCTGAGCCGAATGCGTACAGTCTCGTAATATAAGTTGACTTAGATTCCGAATAGGACATAGACAGAACATTAACATCCTGTTCGAATGTTGTCTGACCTTCCATTTCGCAATATCCAAGGTATATAATAGAGCCATCTATCCACCACTCGCAGTTGAGCGCATCTTCGGAACAGATGGAGTTGAGAGCATCAAGAATACTGATGGAGCCGTACTCGATCAAGAATCTCTTCTGAACATCGAAAGCCTTGTTGTTGTATGTAGTGTAGTCAACGGAGAAATCCTTGCCATTGTACGTAAGACCTAGCGCCTTTAGGTTGCCGAGTATAACGTTCATGTGTACGCCTACCGTTGTGGTGAGCTTGAAGGAGGTCTCGTTGGCTCCGTGTTGAGGGCGATACTTGCAAATCTTATTCTTCCAAGACATATAGTAGGCATCCATCTGCATTTCGTAGTCGTAGCCATCACTATCGTTGTGCTTAGGGAAGTATGACGATGTAAGTTCAAAGTAGCCGAAGTCGGGAATATCTACGGAGTCACCAATCTCGAAATAGATAGGGGTAGCCGTAGTGAACTTCAAGATGATGTAGTGGTGGTCCATAAGCTGATATGACAGCTTAGAACCCTCGCCGAAGTCCTCTAATGTGAAGAATACCTTGTTGTTTCTCTTAATCTGAATCATTAGCTTGTATATTTACTTGTTTCACCTCTGTCACTTGGGTCTGGCTCGTTGAGCTTTAGACTGAACTTTGCCATTTCCCGAATGAACTGACTGAACTGTGTGCAAGAGAGATAGATGCACCGATACCACACATTAGGCTGGAATCGAGTGCGGATAACCAACTCTCCCTTGGCAAGAACCTCCTCACAGAACATAGCATAGTTCGTCATGAACGTATCTGAGTCCTTGGCGGTCATATTGAACGGCAGCGTTATCTCCCTCTCATCCAGTCTTGGATTGTGCTTGATAACCGACTTGCCGTCCTTTGAGCGATACTTGTTACTGATAAACTCCTTGTTTGGTGCTGGAGTCATTAGCGTACTGAGGGCGGTTTCATCTAAGATTATGCCCCATGTAAGGTAGGCATCCTTACCATTGATATAAAGTTGTCCGTTAAGCATAACTATTTAATCATTAAATAACCTCATAGGCTTCGCTGTGAGCCGCTTTTGCTATTGTTAGGTATAGTTGTAAGGGCTGACAAGCGAAAAGCCTATAGAGGTCAAATATCCTTTAATCTTCTGTTCATGTCATCCAGCTTTGCTCCGAAGTCATTATAGGTGAGCTTTGAATACTTCACGATGTCTTCGAGGTAGCTGTTTGTCATAATCATCATGTTTCTTATCTCTAATACTGCGCCATTGGTTGAGATTCCGAGTGTAACGATGCTCTCCATCTGTGAAATTGTGGTAGTCATGTTCTGAGCAATAGACTCTCCTGCAATCTGCAGGGCGGTGAAGCGACCATTCAGCTCGTCTCCGGTATCTTGCCCCATAGATGCCCATCCTCCGCTTGTTGCGGTCTGTGATGAGGATGAATAACCTGTATAGCCTGTTACCTTCGCCCACTCATCACGCCTCTTTATTCCTTCCTTGACAATCTCATCATAGCGCTTTTGAAACTCCTCTATATCGAATTTAGAAGGGTCTCCATTCGCATCATCTACAGCCTGGGCCCAATCCTCATATAGCTTCTTTAATTTACCATTAATGAGGTCTTCCATATCGTAGGAAAGGAGAGATTTCTGAACCTCTTCGGCAAAATCGTCCGCGAAGTCTTTGTAGTCTTTCTTCATATCCATGAGGTTGCTGATGAAGTTATCCCTCATTCCGTCAAAGGAAATCTTAGTGATAGATTCGCGCCATTGCTCAGTCAGCTCATCAAGATTGCCTGCAAGGTCCGCATAGTCTTCAAGTTTGTCAAGAACCGCCTCTCCGTAAGCAGAACGTCCCTTATAATGAGCACCCGTATCCCTAATTTTATTAACCAACTCTTGATAGGAAAGCAGTTTCTTCATCTCTTCTGGAGTAAGGGAGGTTAAATCTCCATTGAAGTCGCTCTTTACTTTTTCCCTTATCAACTTCATCTGCTCATCGTTGAAGCCACTCCAATAACTACTCCATGAGTGGTGCGAACTATGATAACTCATCTGTTGCTTCGCAATCTCCATGACGTTGTGATTGTAAGTCTCCTGCTGCCGCTTTGCTTCCTTGTAAGCATTGGTGGACTCCTTACCATACGTACCTGTCATGGTGTCTTTCAGCTTGTCGATTGACTTCTGTAATCTCTCATTACTATCCGTCAGTCTGTCAATAGTCTTCTGAACCTTTTCTGCATTCGAGTTAGTGAACCAATCTGATGGACCTTTCGATGATAGTGCTCCGAGAGAGAGAATGTTTCCAACACGACCTAACACGTTATCTAAGAGACCGCCAACACCATTGACAACGATGCTTTCGATAGCCTTGAAGAGATTTTCGGGCAAGTCAAAGATAGCATCAATGAGATTGCCAACCGCTCCAAGTATGCTGTCAACCAAATCTGATAGCCATTCGAATTGAAGTAGCTGAGTAAATGAATCGAGAATGCCAGTCACAAAGCTCTTTATGGAACTTGCGAGATTGAGGATGAGTTTCGGTATCTGTGCCACCACTCCTACGATTGAACCGAGGGCGCTACCCATCATATTGGTTATTCCACCTCCGATAGTGTCGAGAGCACTTCCTAAACCTTTCGATATGGTTGCGCCCATCGTCTTAGCTACACCATTACCCATAGTGGAGAGGGATTCATCAAGAACACCCTTCAAAGCATCTATGTTGCCGACTGATGATTGTACCTCAGAGAATCCTTCGCTGCCTTTCCATGTTCCGAGCTTGTTGAGCGAAGCAGTAAGCCCCGAAGTATAGTTCGTAACGGCTTCCGTAGCTGAGTTGAGCTTGATGCCAAAGGTATTCATTTTGTTTTTTGCATCAACTACAGCTTGACTTGCTTCATCAGTAGCCTTCTTCACCTGCTGTAACTCCTTATCGGATATACTGCCCTTGTCATGGAGGGTCTTTGCTGACTTGAAGTTTTCACTCTGTCTCTTCTCTTCCTCAACAGCCTTTTGGTACTCAGCAACAGACTGATTGAAACTGCTGATGGATGCAGCAAGGTTCTGCCACGTTGCATTCTGATCAGTTCCGAGGTAAGTGCGAATCTCCTGCATGAGGTCAACAACCTTCTGCTGTGTCTGAGTATCGGCTTGCTGAAATTTGTCCGTGTTGGTATAAGCATCTAACTTTTCAAGCATTGGTTTGAGCATTTCCTTGCTCATATTGCCTACACCACTCATCAGACCCTTCCAATCAATGCCCATAGAGATGCTTTCGTAGTCGAAGTTGGCGAGTGCTTTTTTCTTCTCCTGTTGGAGAGTCTTCTTCTCGCCTTCCGTCTGAGCCTTGGTAATCTTCTCCTCGTATTCCTCGGCAATGGCTTGCTTCTGCTGATAGAGAGAACCATACTCCTTCAAGTAGTCACGCATAGAGGTGAGGGCTTCCCTGTTGACCTCATCAAGCTTCTTGTTATACTCTTGGGTAGCGAGGTCTCTGGCCTTATTGAGGGCATTGGTCTGAGCAGAGGTAAGGGTTACTTTCTTGCCAGCTTCCTTGTTCTTCTTCTTGAACTCGGCTTCCTGCTTGTCAATCTCGGCTTTGCGCTTGGCATAGTCGTTCTTGATTTCAGCAATCTTCTTCTCCGTGCCTTCCTGCATCTGAGATATATCATTGTCGATGTTTTCCTGCTGCAGCTGCTTCAAGTCCTCGTTCAGTTCTTCCTGGGCCTTCTTGCGGTCTTCTGCCTGCTTCTTGGCATCGGCGGCGGCTTTCTTGGTTTTGGCAGCGTTCTTCTTTGCGTTTGCTTCTGCCTCTTCCTTTTCGCGACGCTTCTGCTTTTCCTCTTCGTCAGCTTTTGTCTGCTTGGTGTTCGCTGCATTGGTATAATCCCATCCTCGTTGAGCGATATCATTTGTTGACATCCATTTACCATTGACTAGCGCACCAGACTTCTTGTTGTTTGCAAGGTCACGTGCCAAAGCAGAGAAGTACTTACCTAAACGTCCCAGTTCCGGAATATTCATATTCTGCATCCACGATGGTATCTTGGCATCGAAGTTGACGTGGAAGTTGATGTTGTTCTCAGAATAGTTCTGCATGAACTCCTTGACACGGTTGTAGAGAACGTGTACATCCTCACCGGCACCCTGGAGCTGCTTCTGTAAAGCGTTTATCCTGTTCTTGGTTGAGGTAGCCTTATTACCGAAATCTTCTGTAGCATCTGCAGCTTTGTTGATATTATCTGCCTCCTCGGTATGCAGCTTCTTTGCAGCTCGAAGTTCATAGAGATAGCCTATCAAAGCCTTCCTGGCATCGCTTGTCTTGTCTCCTGTAAACCCAAAAGCATTAGCAAGATTTTCTGATTCTGAAATCAAAGAAGCTTCCAACTGATTGTATTGTTTCAGATACGTCTGATACTCCTTGGAGTGCTCATTCAAGCCAGACATCTTCTGTGTCAACTCATCAAACTGCTTGATAACCGAATCAGATACGATGTTCTGTATGCCTACCGCAATACCACTACTGGAGGTTCCATAATCCTTCAACTTATCCAAAAGGGCTTGCTGAGCGCTATCAACACGGTTGTTGTAGTCTTCGTTGGCCTTAGAGATTGCATTGGCTCTGTTGCGCTCTGTAGCCTCCAACTTGATTTGCTCGATAAGCTCGTTAGACTTATCAATCTCCTGCTGCTTGACACTAACGAGGTTACTCTCATCTTCTTTGATCCTGTCAATGGTAATACCATAGTTGCTATATATGCTTGACAGCTCCTTGATGGTGTCCTTATAAACCTTGGAGCCCTCCTTTGCAGTCTTCAGAATGGAGACTAACGACTCGACCTTACTTGATGCTTCATTTGCACTCTCGGTAAACTTGGAGGTCTTGGTTGCTGCATCTTCAGCACTATCGCCGAATAATCCGAATAGGGTAACACCAGCAGCAATTACACCCAAGACAAGACCCAAAGGATTAGATGACGCAACAAGGTTGAACAGCGCCATCGCATCCTTTGCGGAAGTTATAGAACGTGCCAAAGAAATAAATGCTTTAGCACTTTCCCAAGCTATTTGAGCCTTTGATATTGCAATCATTGCCAAAACTGCAGCTTTGTATGCTCCATAGGCAGCGACAACGGTCATAAGAACTTTTCCTACAGTCTTCCAATTCTCTACGAGGGTAGAAACAACTCCCAATCCGGTATTGATGACACCCTCCTGAGACTTACCAAGTTCGTTGAACATCTGCTCGATGGCATCCTTGATGTTGCTTATCTGGCCGGTAATGGTCTTAGACTGAGCTTCCATTAATCCACCGAACTTACTACCCTCTGCAGACATATTCTGCATTGCCTGAATGAAAACGTCGCTGGTAACCTTACCAGCCTTGATTTGCTTCTGGACCTCCTTGATAGCATTGGTAACGTCAAGGCCCATAACCTTTGCAATCTCGTCTGCGATAGGAATACCTCGGTTGAGGAACTGATACAAGTCCATCGTGTCCATCTTGCCCTTGGCGATGGTGGTACCATAAAGCATCACGAGGTCTTTAAGGTTCAGACCCATACCTGCTGCCACGTCTCCCAGTCCTATGAGTGTCTTGTTGACATCCTCGGCTGCTACGTTGAACGCAAGGAGCTGCTTGGCTCCCTCCGTGACATCTTCGACACCGAATGGAGTAATGGCTGCTGTGCGGATCAGCTGCTTCATAAGCGCATCAGCTTTCTCCTCAGACTGCAACATTGTCTTGAAAGCCATTTCTGTCTGCTGGAACTGACCGCGGACCTGCATCATCTGATTGACGAACTTTCCAATGCTCCAGCCGCCAATGGCAATATTCATGCTGTTTTGTATTTTCGAGATTATGTCGTCAATGGACTTTCCGTCCTTCTCAACCCTCTCGGCAGTCTGATGAACTGCGTTCTGAATGTCTCGAAAACCAGAAACTACCTTAAAGGTCTCGACTATTGTATCGAATTTTATGCTTGGCATAATGTTCTATTTTTCCTTGAATTTATACTTTGTTATAAAGAAATCCCGATGAAACACCAAATTTGAATGTTCTAAAACGGAACTCCTCGCGTGCGTGCGTAGGGTTCGGTTAAATCTCTGCCTCTGACTCTTTCACAGCCTTCATGACCGCCTCCTTGTTGTTGCCATCGATGACCTCTTCCCCTGCTGCCGGTATATGGGCTTTCTTCCTCTCTTCATCAGACAGATATATGGATGTAACCTTATCTTTTAGCATGAGGGTCAGGTTGTTATACGATATTCCCCATACCACGTAATCGAAAGTCCATCCGTATCTTTCGCAAGCGGCATCTATGAGTGTTCCCCATATTGTCTTGCCTCCGAAGATAAAGCTATTCTCTGACTTCTTTGCTGCGTTGACTTTTGCCATACGCTTCGCTTCTTCTTCCATTCCAGTCTCTTTTGCTATTGTCTGGTATGAGTTAGCCTTAAGGATGATTATGAGGAGAGTGGCTATATCCTCGTTGGAACATTCTTTGAAGATTAGCTCCGTCTGCCTGCTTACGCATCTGGAGTCTAGTATTTCGTTCTTTTTATTGAGTGAGTGATATGCAATCAATCTGCAGCATGTCTCCCTTTTGGTGTTTGCAACTCGCAATGCTTCCAAGAAAGGATCGACTTGAAGTAACTCTTTGTCTATCTCCAAGCTATCTATCAACTGCGACGTTAGGTACATCATGCCCAGTGTAGTAGGGTAGATATTAACGTGAGTATGCTCAGTATCAAAGCCTATAGGCATATCTGTGAGCGTATTCGATATAATGATTCCTAACTCTTCCATATCACTCGAATTTAAATAGTTGGCACCCAAGGCAGGACTCGAACCTGCGACTTTCAACCAGCTTTTGAAGACCCTGGATTTTTATGCGACGGACTATTTGGTCTCGCTCTTCCCCTGAGCTACTTGGGTAGGTTGCCGGCTGATAACCCTCAGTCGGCGGAAGGGATATTAGAATATGCCTATGTCTCTGCGTAGGTTTCCGTGATTTCAGTAGGAGGGGTATCGCCGTCCTGCGGCTTCTTGAAAGTCAAGGCATACTTTCCACCTGTTCCAGGTGTAGCAGTGATAACACGCCAACGATAAGCGCAATAGACGTCCTCACTCTTCGCGTTGGTAGTCTTAGCCACCACGTCACCCTCAGGAATGAGAGCTGCGTGAGTGTACGTGATAAGAGCACCGCTCTCAGTTGTATAGGCCTCTTCTGCACCGATTGTGGTATTACCCATGTAAACGCCTGGAAGTTCGGCATCTTCAGGCTGAATAGCCAAGCGATAGTTACCTTCTACGATACCATCGATGGTCTTGAACGGCTGCGACTGGTTCTTCTTGATGAAGAGCTGGTATGCTGCCTCATATGTTGACTTCTTGGTCTTGCGATCAACAATTCCGCCACCTTCCTCGACCTGGGTCATTGTGTCACCTTTCGTAGGTGTTACCTGCGTTGTGCCATCTTTTGGAGTTGGGAGCTTATCCCACTCGTTCTTTTTGCTACCTACTTTTTGAACGTAGATAGAACATTTGCCCCATGATGTTACTGACATAATTTAATCATTTATGAGTTTGTATTCGATTTGATTATTTATTACATGTTCTCCCGAGCTTGTTGCATATACCCTCTGCTCAATAGCGTGGGCTGCATACTCGCTCGTTCTGAACGTTTCCAATAGATTCCAAGACAACTTGCAGATTTCTTCTACTCTGATACAGTTCTCTTCAAACTGCCCATCTACATCATTGTCTTGTATATATATATTTACATTTACAATTGCCGTTTGAAGCTGCGTTCCCTCATTGGCCAAGATGGAGATAACAACATCTTCTTCTCGAGAATTATGTGGTCTCAACGTTTTAGACAGCTTGCCGTTAACATTGTTCATGAAACCGCTGGCTTTGATGTACCTGTAAACATCGGTCTTAATTGCTCCGTCTGACTTCATATCTTCCATCTATTTATTTCATTAATAGCTGATTCTATTGCTGTCTTAACACGCTGCTCGACTATGGACGTGGCCCATATCTTCGTTGAAGCGAGTACGTCCTTGCTTTCCAAGGCTTCCACATCTCCTGCGTACTCCATTCCGGCAACGACAACCAAAGCATAAACTCTGGAATATTCCTTAGCAAGGTCATTGATCATCTTCTTGCCCTTTGCAGAGCCGTCTGTGCCACTGAGAACCTGCGAAAAGGCAGATTCCATATATTTACTTCCCTGCTCATAAACAGCAAATCCAATGGAACTTCTGAGGTTTCCCGTATGGTCTATCCAGCTTTCCTTGGCAGACCTGTTACGGATTCTTACCACGGATTCGTCTCCGAGTTTGCTCAATGCTTTAAGCACATTCTCGTGTATCTTCCTTGCGGCTCTTTGTAGGAAGGCATTTAGAGCAGATGCGCTGGTTGTCATTCTTATGCCCATATCTTGCACTGGAGTTGATAGCGATGAAATCCCTTGACCTTTAAAATCGCCTCCTCGGCCCCTAAAATATCAAGCTTGATAAAATCCCCATAAGAGAACTTTTCTATCGCTACTGGTAAATTATACACTTCGTAAGAGTAATAATCTATAGACCCATCTGTTGTAACTACTTTGTTAGCCTCGCCAGCAGGAACCACATCACAAGTGCAGCAGAACTTCCACTCGGTCTTACCCTGGTGATAATTTCCATCATCATCTGTATAGCCAGCTACCTTCTGCTGCCGGTATAGCTTTGAGGCATGAAAACTCAATAGACTCATCAGCAATTAATGTAAACCGTCGGCTTTGGAGTAAGTGTTACTTCTTCCTCACCGATAGAGTTGTATAAACGATTGACTTGAACTAATATAGCCTTTCGTTGGTCTTCTGAGAGAGAACCAATGGATTTATCCGACTCAGAGAAACTTACGGCTTGTATGAGAGAAAGCAGACAATCGGCAAGCGCTCCCTTATACGCATCGCTTTTAGCGACAGCGCTATCAAACTCGTCCTCGAAACCCAATTCGCGCTTGATACAAGCGTTTTCGACGAATCCATAAGGAATTGGTATGTGAATTTCATCCACCAATGCTTGTCCGATTGTCTTCATTGTTACTCAGCTTTAGCTGCCTTCTCCTTGAACTCCTTCTTCTTTGTTGGAGGAAGTTCGTTATAGGCGTCAATTACCTCTTTGTCGCTTGCGTCACTTGAAAGCGTGGCACCAAGGGCATTGAGGGTTGTGATAGCCTCCGGCTTCTTGTAGGTCACATCAGAGATTGTTACCTTAGTATCATCTGTATCTGTTGATTCCTTCTCGGTATCAACAGAAACGGGTGGGTCTGCAAGCTTGGTGTTAATCTGATAGATTGTGTCAACATCCTCGATAACAGGTAAGCAGTATGCCTGTACCGCTGTTGTCTCGCGCAATGGATCAGTTGTTGAATACTGAGAGATAAGCTTGTAATCAATCTGCTGATAGGTTACACCTGCAACTCTGTTTGTTGCCTCTGCTACCTGACCGTAAACGAGGGCACCAATCATCTGTGAGCAGACACCGATAATCATATTGTTGTTCCAAGGCTTAACACTCTTCTTCACGCCATCATGCTCCAAGCGGACAGTACGGTTGATGATGCGGAATGATACACCGGTCTCGTCCAAGAATGCCTCCTGGAATACGCTGGAAGTAGGAACCGGCAGCTTTGTGTTGGAGTCATAAGTCTGACCCTTATAGTTGGCAACAAGCTCGCGAGCGTCCTGTGCCTTCTTCAATTCGTCAAACTTAGCCTTTCCAATCCAGAAGATCAAGATGGTGTTGCCATCATTCGATGCTTGCTCGATACATTCCTTCAAGTCTGCAACGGTAATACCATCATCAACGTTGTTGATGCCGAGCTGATTTTTCGGCAAGTACCGATACTGAATACGAAGCAGCTCATTTGGATTATCATCGTCACGGACAGCCACGTAGCCGTTAGAAAGACCGTACAGAAGAGCATACTCATTACGCTCGTCAACACCGACATTACAAGCAACCGGGTCCTGAGCCAACTTACGGCGAATTTCTGCTGTCTGACCGCCCTGTGACTCCATAAGTCGGAGACTCAGGATTTCTGACTCCTTCAAGAATTTCTTCATACCAACCTTTGGCAGTTTGCCGTTGGCGGTTGAAATCTTATCACGAGACTTCAAAGGAACAGGAGAATCAACTGCCACGTAGTCAGCAGCTACGTAAGAGGTATCAACTGTGTCGGCTTCCCATTTGTTGTCGGTAGAATAAACACGGCGGAGAATGGACGTATCCTTGTGGAGATACGTCATTTCGTTCTTGCGCTTACCGTTAATCTTCTCAATCAATGTTTTCAAGATTGGGAAGAAACTCAAGATATACTTAAGAAATAAAGATTTCTGTTGCATAAATCACCTCCTTAACCGATTACGTCGTGTCCCCACTGAAGAGTAGGAACGGCTGTTTTCAAAGCTGCCTTGATTGTATCGACAGGATAAGGGACAGCCTTATCATTAGCCTCACCTGCCGTCATAACACCTACATGAGGGGTATCTACAGGAGCAGTTGTCATGCAGACACCAATATACTCGTGGTTTTCAGGAAGAGCCGCATAGGCATCACCTGTTACCGGCATTGGCTTGTATTCGCCAGACTTGGTATCACGAATGATAATGTGTCCGCACTGGATAAACTCTCCAGTAAACCCTGTCATGTCGAGAATGACACCACCCATGATGCCATTCACATAATTTCTGATGATTACAGACTCTTTGCCTGAATCAAACGTTTTTGTTTCGCTTACACCATACATAACTTTTAGGATTTAAAGATTACATAGTTTCGGCAAGCTCATCAATCTCATTTTCCTTGATAACCTCAACCTCTTCTTCCTTAGGCTTTCTCTGAGCCGCAGGAGCACCAAGTTTTCCGAGACCTTCGTTAGCGCGCTCTTGATCGATAGCTGCCAAGTCCTCCACAACACCATCATAGAAATCGTCGAACTCAGATTCGTTCTCAAACTTCATCTTGTCGAAATTCTTCAAGACGGTCTTTCCGAACGTACCTTTGTCCTTAAGGAGTGCCTTCAGCTTAGAACGGCGGCCATCACTCTCACGCTCTGACTTCAAACCGAGAATTTCGGTCTGCAAGGCTTTGTTCTGAGTAATGAGTGCCTGTGCCCATGCTGGAACCTGCTCTTCCTCTTTTTCTTTCTTCTGTTTGCGGATTGGTTTCTTGTTGCCGGCAGGGTCATCGTCAGGATCATCAACCTCGTCGTCATCCAAGTCTTTACTATCCTTGAAACTCTGGATAGTACGCTGCGCTGTCTTTTGCGCAATTTTAAGATAAGGAAGAACCGCATTGACCTGCTTTTCAATCTCTGCGTTTACATCCTCGTCTGAGGCTTCTTCATCGAGTTCTAAGTTATTGGCAACATCGGCAGCAATACCCTCTAACTCCTCTCTACTGAACCCCAACGCCTTTGATTTGGGTTTCAGAATAACTAAAACTTGCTTCGTTCTTTTTTTCATTCTAACTAAATATTTAATTGAACAATAAATTCAAGAAAATATCCCAGTACGAAGCGATAGTAAGTAATGCCGCAAAATTAAATAAAAAGTATTTAATCACAAAATATATTATAAGAAAATATACTTAATGATTAAATACTTTATGGTTACATATAAATATTACATAGGATAAGTAAGTTTGTCTTCTCCGACACTCGAAAGATATGAAGCAAACTTTTTACATAATAATGTGGCCCCTTTTAAATCATTTAATCTATAGTTACCACACTCTTTTTCTGAAGCTCCTGGAATTACTTTTGAAACAGAACATTCTTTAAAGGCGACTGCTATACTATCCTTTATTATCGCAGAAGTCCAAACGCCTCTAAGAATGAGATAGAAACCAGTTAAGCATCCCATAGGCCCGAAATATAAGACATAATCTTTCAGTGAACTCTTGTTGCGCATATAATCAGCCATCAAGTGCTCGATAGTATGAGCAATCGCTGGAGACATCATATCTCTGTTTGGCTTACATACACGGACGTCAAATGTGGTGACTATTTCCAACCCTAATTTGTCTACTCTTGAAACATAAAGACCTGGCTTTAGTTTCGTATGATCAACTTTGAAACTCGGTATCATTTCTCTAACAACTTACATACAACATTAAACGCTTTTTCTGCTAAATTGTCCCAAAATCCTGCATACTGCTCGGTTTGGCTTGGTTCCAGAGGATTATCGCTAATAACTCGAATGGAGGTAAAACCAATCCCTTTCTTGTAGCATACTTGAGCAAGGGCGGCAGACTCCATATCAATGGCGCATACGTTATACGAATTAGGAAGAAAATCCTTAATCGCTAACACTTGCTCTCTTGTAGTAACAAACTTATCTCCGGTTGCTATAGTTCCTAATCTGAACCGTTCATCCATATCGATCCACGCAAAATCTGAAGGGAAGACTGCTGGCATACCTTGAATTTGACCGTTAGCATTCGGTTCACCACAATATACATCATGGTAACAGTATGAATTACCAATTATGACATTACCAGGTTTCAAACCTGCAACGGCAGCACCGGCACATCCTACAGAGATAACTCTCGTAACAACGTCACTTGTAACAGAAGATAGAAAGTCGCTTAAGCCGCTTGCGGCATTCACCTTTCCTACACCTGTTTTGAGTAATGCTGTATTTTTTACATTCGCCTTTGCAATCCATTCTCTAATAAGGTTATATTCCTTATCCATTGCAGTCACAATAACTATCATTTCGTACCTCCTTTCGTTAACTTAAGTTTCTTGCAACGATTGTAAATCGCATTTTCGTCTACACCGATCTTTGTCGCAATAGCCTTTGCTGGAAACTTGCCATACATCTGTCTGATAATAAAGTCCTCATTTGCTGTAAACGTGTGGCTCTTACTAATTCCGAGTTCCTGCATCTTTCGATGTATAGCCCAATAATTACGATTGAGCTTCTTCGCAATCTCTGTTGTTGTCATCACCAAAGCATTAACCTTGATGAACTCAATCTCTTCTGCACTAAAATGTTTTCCTCTGCTCATAATTTTATATTTGGGTTCATTAAGCCGCCCAAGGCTTTCTTTCTCTTTCTGTTATATCTTCTGTTTGCGGCAATTCTTTCAGCATTCTCTTTACGATAAACTTCCATTCTTGCCAATAGATGCTCCTTATGCTCCTGATAATACCTTCTATGGTATTCTCGGATTTCCTCCTCACTTCTCGCCATGAACTTTATCTTTTATCAACTCATACAGCGATGGGCTGAGTGTGCTCCAACGACCATTCTCATCTTTTACGAGATAGAATCCGTATGGAACATAGAACTCTCGATTTCTCAACCTAACTATCATCGTCTGCTTTGTGCAGTCTCCACTGACAGTTTTAACTAACTCTGAAACGTCCGGGCATTTCCATAATTCTTGGATGTTCTCGGAAGATACTTTAATTGCAATCATATCACTTAACTTAATGATAAAAATTCAGTATTAATAAATAGTCGGGGTATATGCTACTACTTCTTTTTATCTAACCATTCCATTATGTTATGATAGGCACTATCTTTGTAACTTCTCATAAAATACTCTAAATTGTCTCTATTTTTGAGATAATCAGATAAATCGCCTCGCCAATAACCATACAGATTAGCGAGTATTACTCTTGACATTTCATTGATGCAATACTTGATGAGCTTTTGTTGCTCCACATTCTTGTTATAATGAAAGAGTGAATATGATGCATGTTTGATCCATCTCCACCACTTTGAGGTAAACTTCTTTACTTCTATCTTTTTGGGAAGTTCCTCTCTTCTTGTGTGCATATCAATGAGCTTATTATACTCTTCTATGCTAATTGTTATTTGTCTTTCCATACACTAATTGATTTTACTCTCAATCATTTTGAACTTACTTTTAAGATTTATAATTTTATGTCTTGCTCTTGCTTTGTCATAACTTTGCAGCCAAGATACTTATTAAAATACTTTAAGACCTTTCCGTTAATTTCTCTATCTGCAACAAATCGGTTATGCTGCAAAATACGAGACGATGCTATAGTTGGGGAACATGCGATCTGCGCTGCAGACAGACTTCCATGGTATTCTTCCAATGTTTTGTCTATCTCATAACCAACAAAGTTTCTACCACAGTTTAATGCGGCTTGCATTGTCGTTCCAAGACCAAGGAATGGGTCGAGCACCGTATCTCCCTTACACGAATACATGTTGATAAGACGGTAAGGTATTTCGTAAGGGAAGGCTGCGCTTCTTGTTCGAGATTTTCCGTCAGCCATCTTCTGCTTTACACCCTTCACATTCCAGGTGTCAGAGAACCACATGTTTCTCTCTTCCCAGAAGAATGCGCTTTGTCTTCGATTTCTCTTTTCCTCCTCGGTCTTAAACTTTCGCCTTTTACCCTTTCTGAATATTAGTATATATTCGTGTTCGAGGGTGACATAAGCACCACAGGGAAACATACCACTTCCCATGAACTTATTTGGGGCATTGGTTTGTTTTCGCCAAATGATGCATGGAAGTTCCGTAAAACTAAGACCTCTGCAATATAGCGATATTTTCGCATGGTTATTGAACAGTTGGAAGTTTCCATTGATAGTTCTTGTAGCATCTCCTATATTGATACAAAGGAAACCTCCTTCTGAAAGAACCCTGTAACACTCCCTCCATATATTGTTGAGTATTCCGTGCATTAAATCGAAAGATACGGATGGATTATCTGCAAGGTTGCACGCAATGGCTTTATTTTGCATTGCAAAAATATCGTCCCACATTTCAACCATCGGATATGGAGGCGATGTTACTACAATATTGATGCTTTCATCTGCCAACTCTTCCATATTGCATGCCGACTTATAATAGATATTTCTTTTCATATGCTACTCGAATTTAATGACAAAAAACTCTGTACCAAGCCACTTGTCGGGGCATAAGCCTTTCTTAGGCTTACCGATAGTGATACTATCAATCTCCTTCTCGATACGTGGGCTATCTTTGCGGTAGCCGTTGATGAAGAGGACGTGAGTAAAAGGACGATACAGCACCTCTCCACAATGTGTTTCTGCCGCCACATCATAAGCTACTTCGCAGTTAGTGGTCAGACGTTTAATCCAATAAGGTTTTATCTCCCGATACTCCTCTGTCTTTTCGCCAGTCACAATCATGTCGAACCATTGCTTGCTGACTGTGAGGGTCAATATTTTCTTCTTCATTTCTTCTTTCTTTTTAATTGTTGTTTCGCAGCACTCAGCAGGTCGCTCGGGGAACAGTTTAATAATTCTACACTTCTTCTAAGTTCCTTAGCTTGAGAAGGAGTAATACGAACAGACTTTTCTAATCTGTTCTTTAAATTATTAGCTTCCCATTTCGTGACCCGTTTTGCTGCTTGAAACATTCTGTTATCAATCTTACATTGTAACAGCTTTATAGACCAATATGGCGATAATCTATCTATCGACCTAGCCCATATCTTTTTAGCCAATCTAATCTTCATACGCTATAATTGCTTTAATTTATTAATTATTCTAGCAAAACGTGGCATATTTTTGGAGTGCTCACTTATACGATACTCTTTCGTCATTAAGTCATATACCCAGCGTAGAATCGCTGCATCATCGTGAAATTCGTCAATATCTTGTTCGTCTAAAATTATTCGTTTCTCCATACGCTAATTAATTTTCTCCTCAATCGTTTTGAGATAGTAAAGTGTATTGTTGATTCCAGTAAGCTCCTTGCAAGGACTTTGGTAAGTCTCAGAGATTTGTTCCAATTCCTTGATAACTTGTTGTAGCTTAATTTTGTCCTCCCAATCAAGAACTACTACTTTTCTTGTTTCTTCTTTCATACGCTAAAAGATTAATTGTCTATTACGATTACAGGCATGTAGATGTTTTCTTCTCCAAGCAAGGTTTCTTTCCACTTTGATATGTCCGTCTGGGAATTGATGTACTCTATCCCAATAAGCAAACATAGAGAATATACTTTTCATTTTATTCATTGATTCCTCCTGCGACTTTAAGATTCTTCTCAACAAATCGTAGAGTTTCATATAGGTTGCTCAATTCGACATCAAGGTCAAAATTGTCTGGATTATTAGCCAAAATATACTCTATTCTATTAGCGCACATTATAACAGACTTTCTTGAAACCCAACGAGAGAATGTTATGCTATCCGTGTCATCTAAATCTTTTTGAATATCATCAACGACAGGATATGAAAGATTACGAACATAATTAAACTGCTTCTTTCTTGTAATAATCATACGCTACTTCTCCTTATCAAATTTATTGCCATAATTACTTCCTTGTTTTAGATTTAACACGCAGCATAAATGAGAATGCGAAATTACGAAAATTAAATTTATCTCCTATTGTACCATGAAAGCGATACTTAGTAAAGCACTTCTTGCACTCACAGACAATCATGTAACCGTAAGGAGTATCACACCATCCGATGATGTTTCTTGCATCATCATCATAACTTTTGTTGTCACAGTTATCATTAGGGCAATTAATTCCTTCACTATACTCTATAGACTCCCAATTACTAATCTTCATTGGGAGCATTTCTTCCATTATGCTTTTATCTGCCATATCTATTCTTCTTTAAGTTCTACTGGCTCATCCTCCCAAGATAATTCTCTTCCGATGAGCTTCTTAATGCTTCCATACGGAAGAACCATTTTATCACCCCACCATTCTCTATGTTTCTCACATCTTTTCGGTTTAAGCCAAAAAGCTTTTTCTATACCATTATAATCAACGGCAAGCCATATACTATAATTTTTAGGTAGTGCCATAACTATTTCCCCTCTTTTATACCAAATGGAACTCCGTCAGCAAAAACAAATCTATCGAAAACCTCTTCGAAAGATATAACAACAGTTGGCGAATCGTACGAAACACCAGTAGTAGCCACCTTTGTGATACAATCTCTTATATTATTAAACCTATCATACGTATATCCAAAAGGCTGATGCTTCAGCATCTCCTGCCAACACTCTTCTGCGTCCATGAAAGGACGATACTTTGGCTCTTGCTCTGGCTTGATACGATACTCAAGACTATTCACACACCAAATTTCATTCGTTTCGGTCCATTCATTCGGAATACCGGCGCTTATAGTTCCTGGTTTTATCCTACACTCAATTACCTTTCCTTCGGCAAAAGCTACCAAAATAGGCAATAGCTGTTTCACTTCTTCTCTTGTCATAATCAATCCTCCAGCTCTTTGTATTATTATAATTACTTAAGGAACGCCATCCAAACAGTTTGATTCTTAGACATAGTGCGATGCCCGAATATCGGCTTATAATCAGTAATCGCATTGAGTATGTCGTGAACCTTTATCTGATTTTCGTTCCACTTGAATATTAGCGTTCCATTTGTTTTTAGTACTCTCATACCTTCGTGGATTGAGTCGTTGATGAATGCTTGCCAGTTTTCGGGCAGCTTGCCATGTTTCTTGCATAGCCAGGAGTTCTGACCTACTTTTAACAGATGAGGAGGGTCAAAAACTACCATATCAAATGCTTCATCTTCAAATGGCAAATTAGTGCAATCGGCAATTATATCGGGCATCACATCCAATTTCCTGCCATCACACAAAGTATCATGAACTTCTCTTATATCTGCGAAAAGTACATTGGGGTCTTGCTTGTCGAAATAAAACATACGTGAGCCGCAGCACATATCTAATATCCTTTTCTTCATATTCTCTTCTTTTTACCCTCTCCCTGTTACCAAGGAGAGGATGGTTAATTACTCTGTTTCTTCAATGTACTTAACGGGATTGTTTGGGTCTGCACAACATGGTTTTGTAATACATTCAAACTTACCATCAAATACACATCCTACACATTCTAACGTAGGGTCTGGAACTGCTTTAATCATATTACTTATATTTATGTCCTATAAGGACGGTTAGTTACTCTATTTCCTTAAACTCGCTAAGGAGTTCATTATCTGAAAGATTATTAACGGCATCTTTGCCATCATTAAATGTATCATTTATTGCATATTTATACCAATCCCAGTTGTCAACTCCATAATCCTTTAATAGTCCAAGTTCTGCCTCGGCTTTTAATAAAGCCAGCAAGCGATATTTAGGAACTTCAAAACTCATATATTACTATCTATTTATATCCTTTGCAGGACGGTTAGTTACTCTTCCACTTTTTCAAGGGAAAAATAATCAATTCCCCAAGCTTCGTTTGCGTATTGATAAGGTTCTCCGTTTTTCTTTATTCTGCGAATAAGAAAATGAACCTTAATTTCATTCTTGCCGAGAGACATAGCATCTTTTAGATGTTCTATGATAAAGATATTGCCATCTTTATCTTTCACCTTGTCACCTTCCTGAAAAGGTAACAAACTTAGAAAGTCGTTCATTATATCATTCTTCTTTTTGCGAAGCTCTGATATTTGTGAATCCAATATCTTTAAGCAACCTTCTGCATACTGTAATTCGTTGTATAATTCTATTTCTATCATATTTTTAAATTTATGCCCGAAGGCGTTAAACATCAAAATGATTTTCTAAATCTCCATCACAACGTTCATGTTCACAAACCTCCTGTTTCCAAATCTCACAATAAAGCAAATCTGTTCCAGTTGGTTTTGCGTGCTTGCAGTATTTACATACTTGATGTATTGCATCCATACCTACACCTCCATTTCGTGATTAATTCCAAGACCGAAGAGAAGGTGCTGGAGTTGATGAACGTACTTAATGTATGCAATTTGTGTACAAACATTGTTGTCAGTAAACGGATATACATCAAACTCATCTCCGATACCTTTTTCTATGTAGATAGGAAAATATCCATATTCTTCGATATCAGGTTTTGTATATACCCAATGACTATTCGTAACTCCTCTGCTCATCACTTCTTTCTTCCATCCATTCTTCTCTAAAATCTTTGGAGTAAGTGGGATTGGTTTTATAGCATCCTCTCTAATCCAACCATAATCTCCATCTCTATAATAGAATAATTTAGTACCTTTTAAATAAGAACTTGTAATTCTTATTATTTCTTTTTTGTGGTTATACACAATATCTCCTGGTATATACTTAGGATTAAAATTTATTACCATACTACTTTCCTTTTGAATGTTTGTACTTCTTAATAGCATCTTTCTTAGAAGCTGCCATAAGCTTAACACCCTTGATTGTGAACTCATGCTGCGCCTTTGGCTGACACTTCTGTTTGTCGGATGGAATGTTGCCTTTCAGTGTATTAAGTTTAGGGCTTGGGGTTCCAAACGAATACTCACAAGCATAAGCCGTGGTAGTAATACACATCAAAGCCAAATTCATCAATTTCTTATTCATGCCTTTACTTCTTTAAAGATTACATTTTTACCATCAGAACGGTTAAACTTACAACATCTATGCTTGCACATGCACGTATAACCTCCTTCTTGTATATCAAAGAAACAACCTTCGCAATTATTACGTTCCACAGCTTCAAGAGTAATGGTTACTCTTTCTCCAACTTTAAGTTCTTTCATTTTCTTCCTCTCTTTCTATTTAAAAGTTTCTGCCCATACTCCTTTGGAGAAGTCGTATTAACGACAACCTTTTGCATTGATTCTCTTGGCAACCTTTGATAAAGGTAATAACCATCTTTATCACGATACATCATTGCTTAAATCCTTTCTTTTTAGGAACATACTCATCTAACTCATCGTCAAACTCATAGCAGTCTGGGCAGTAGTGCTTATCGCCTATCTCTTTCCATTCGCTCTCCATTGCTTGCTCTTTTGCAGTTCCTTCGTCCAACCAAGCCACAATGCCATTAAACTCATCAATGAATGTCTTTCCGCATCTATCACATATTACAGAATACATAGTAACTGGCTTAATCATGATTACCTCCTTCCTTTGGGAACAAATTGTCAATATAAAGCCATCCCTTAAAATTTCTTTTAAAATCTTTAGGACTCATATCATCACATACCCATCCTTCTGGATTACGGAAATATACACATAATTTTGTACTTCCATTTTTGAACTTAACCAAACATGTAACGCAACATTCTCCTTGCTTAATGTTTGGCTTTTCGCTAACAGGATGCCACAAATCCTTTAAAGCTCGATTATATCCACGTCTAAAACCATACTCGAAGAAGCATCTATCATTATCAGATAAACTATCGTAGTATTCTTTATCGTCAAGTCGTGCAGCAACTTCTATATTCTTATCGTCTATCATAACTATTGTTGTATTAAAAATATAAATATTAACGTTCAAGAAAACTAAGTAAAACAGCATGTTCTTTATATGCGAAAGAATCAGTTCTTCCCATTCTCTCAAAGCGTTTTATTTGCCTTTTACAATGCTCTATAAGTTCTTTTTTAAAAGCTTCGTCCATATCTTAAACCTCCACATCTTTAGTTGTACCTAACAATGATTCATTGCCGATATAAGGAATGCAGAATTTCCAAGTAAGACATGTAGTTACATATCTTCCATCACCTTTTCTAATATGACTAAATAAACATGCTCTCCACATATCATCATAAGAATCTCTAACTAATACTTTATCAAAAGGCTTGAATTGATATCCAGTTTTAATATCCACAATGGCTTTCTTTTCAGTATCCCAAACCTTGCCTTCCTTTGCTAAAGCTTCAAAGAGCTGCTGCTTCTCTTCTTCTGTGGCATATTTTACACCGCTATCTTTACGACACCAAGCACCATGAGACGTTGGGATAGTAATCTCTCCTGAAGCTGTAAGGGCTACATGGTGTTCAAAATCTTTATACTTATTAAATTTGCTAAAGATAAAAATATGATTTTTTGGTAGAGCAGTACTAGGATTGGAGAGAATATCCCCATCCTTGAACTCTGGCTGAGTCTTCTCAATCTCCAAAGTCTCACGATTAAGTTTGCCACCCAAGCGTTCCTCTATAGTGTTGATGTAGCACAAGAAAGATTCCTTATCTTCGAGAGAAAATCTTTCAGTTGTACAAATAAATGCTTTGATATATACAATATCATTCTCATTCTCGCTGTCTAGATAATATTTGCCATTGAAACTTGTATAGGTATCATCGTACCATTTATCAAAGATAACATCTATACAACCATCATCACTAACCAATACATCACCTCTTTTCCAAGCATATTTGCTCCAGTCACGCATTTCTTTTGATGGAAATAATAACGGCTCTGATTCAGGATAGTTATAGTATCTGCTGTTATCAAAGAATTTTGTTATTCCTCCATGATGTTTTACATTTATAATACTATCCTTTATATATGAAAAATATACATCTCCAAATAGAGGAGAATATAACTTCGTATTTTCTGGCTTATCCTTAAGGATTTCAGCTACATTAATCTTTGCTTCCATATCTATCTTTCAATTAAGTTAGCTTTTAACTCTCTCAACTGGTTCAAAGCATCATCGAGAGCGTTATGATTATTATTCTCAAAAGTCTTCCACTCTTTTATGAACTCCTTTGCGGTTCTGATGTCTCTAGGTTGCCAAAACTTCCAGGGAGTTTCCATATTAAGATACTCGCATATATCTTTAATGCTAAATAGGTCCATTGCCCCTTTAGTCCATATTGTAGTATCTTCTGTATTATATCTATCAAAGATTTGATATAACTTATCTACCAAATATTTGTAGCTATGAACAATATGAGTAGGCTTTTTACTTATAGGAGTGTTCTTTTGCTCCATCCACCAGAGTAAAGTTTCTCCAGTAAATGTTCTATCACAAGTGTTCCAAGCATCAGGTGTTACCTGTATCAGATATGAGTCTAATACATCGAAATTTTCGTCTGCTATCACTATTCCTACCTGAGTAACAGCAGCATCATTTCTTCTACCTAACGTTTCTATGTCTATTATAATATACTTTGCTGTTTTCATAATCTTATCAACTTGATTTGTGAAGATTGAACCATACCTTGTTGCTCTGCTTGCTTTTGTAAACATTACCTTCAAGGTCAAAGAAAACTCGTTTCTTTTGATTGAACTTCTTTGTCATTGGCTGACCATTCATGAAAGTCGTTACATCATACTCAACCAGCATAGAGCCACGCTCGTTATTCGTTGGTGGATAACCTGATTCACGTATAGAACGTACCTCAAATTCTTTGTTCCCAATTTCAAAATTTACTATTACCATGACCTTACTAATTATATGTGATAATAACTACTCGATACTCGTGCTCGCCAATCAAAACAACCTGTTGCATCTGGTTGTAAAAAGCGCAATTCGAGCTTCTTCAATGCAGCTTTGTGCTTCTGAGCTAAATTGGTACAGTGTAGCTTCTGAGCTAACTTAATCTGATCGATGATTCCCTTTCGGGCTACTCGATATTGCTTTTCTGACATCATAGGTTATTTCTTTTAAAGTTTAACTTGTTGATAAATACCGTAGTCCTGGGTCCTTTAACTTTCGGTACTTTTGTGCTATTAACGTTTACACATACGGCTGTATTTATCGACGTTCCAGCTCTGTCTAACCGCTGTTTGGGTTGTCGGTCTCCCGGATGTTTAAGGCTCCTATCGTGCCACCATGATAAGGTTTATGGCCGACCGATTTTAAATTGTTTACTCACCGATTTCCATTTTCAATCACTTTTATTAATGTCGGGTGGTTCAAAAGGAACTTCTAACCAAAATATTCTGTACCGACAATCTTTTATATTTAGCAGAATCTGTAATTGATGTAGGCTGATTCCGAACCGAATATTCGTTCCGTCTCATTCATTCCGGAATCCCTTATCTCGTCAATGACGACACTTCTGCAGGGCGCACATTCCTTCTTGATTAACTTACTTATATTTTCAAATCTATAAGAAAGGTCATTCTGATCGTAATCGTAAACATTGACCTTTTCACAATAATATTCATTGTTCTTTACACCTACGACTATCTCTATAATCTTTGTTGCCATTTCGTATGTGTAAATAAAGCTATAAGCATTCTCCTCAATGGCCATTTCGAATGCGCCTTTAGCTATATCATTAATTAATTCCCTTCTCATCGCTTAATCGAATATATGATGGTTCAACTTTCTCTTTCTGAGGTTTCTCTTAATTACTTCCATATCCTTGTGGTCGTTAGTGTGGTCCGCAAGTAACTTGATGATTTCGTATATGTCATTTGCGTTGTCCTCAATATCGGCACAGATGTTATTATCACCAAAGAAACTCTTAGTAAATGGCTTCAAGTGAAAGTAGTACTTCTTCGCTGCATTTTGCATCTGATTATAGTGCATCTTCTGCTCTTGCTTGTACTGAACATCAAGGAGTCTTAGCATAGATTGCTCATCCGTGATAAGCTGGTCTAATATATCTGACACCATTGCTATCAAACAGCCATTTACTTGTAGGCGAGTTATTACCTTCTCTTGATTTATATCAGAGCAAATTCCCTTGCTCGACATGGCTGTCTTCAAATCTTCTACCGTAACTTTTTCGTCTTTCATTGTTCTTATTTTTAATTATCAAACCATAACCTGCATACCCTCATAAGCCATGCGATTACTACATAATCATGGAAGTTGAGATACCATATAGTCTATCTCCTTATCCGTAAGTTCCAGATTGTTCTTAAATTTGAATTTAATGATAGCATTAATTCCGACCTCGCCTTCAACCAACTGGTAAATAGCATCTTCATCAAATCCTCTATCGAGAATTTTAATAATTTCCATCCCTAAATCATAGATTTTCTGCTTGTACTCCTTTTTGAGGTCTGCGTTATTTTTCTCTAAAGCTACAGCTTTCTGGATGAATCCGCATCCGCCCTCAATGGCAAAATCATTGTTGATGTTCTGACACATCTGATCAATGTCCTTGCTTCCGAAGAACTGAGCGAAATAAGTATCGCCCTTCAAGGACTGTAGAATATCGATTTCTTCTTGCTTTGTCATAACTAATCCTCCTGGCCTAATTTAACATATTCTTTACGCAACTCAATAATTAAATTGGTGTAGGTAGCCATAGAGTCTTTCAAAAGTGAAAGCATACCTTTGTGGTTGAGGATATCGCCAATCGCCGTGTAGTACTTAAGATTGTCGTTTGCCTCAAGAAGGTCAAATTCTCCACAGCTTGCCACATTGGTGTCAAAAGACTCTTCCTGGAAGTTGCCAGCTTTAGCTTGATAGCGAATTACCAGGCTTCTGTCTCTTTCGACTCCTTTTAAATTCAAATAAACGCTAAGTGACTTATAGCCTAAGGAAACATCCTCTACCTCCCAATCAGGACAAACTGAAATGATGTCCTTTATCTTTTTTGTGGCTGACTCAAGTGTATTCTTGATGTTCTTTCTAACCTCTGCCTTCTTTGTTTCAACTGAATTGTTCATAATCTTTATAATTTTAATTGGTTCAACTTGTAAGGTAGGCTCTGGATAGTCAAAAGTACTACCTTTTATCTATATGCAAAGGTACGAAAATTATTTGATATATGCAAATATACTAATGATTATTTTAGTTAAAAATACTAAACACATGAAATATATGCGAATATATCTGTAATTTTGCCGTATCTAAACTTCGAAGATTATGATAGATTTTAATGAACTTTTTAAAAGAAATGACGTTGGCAGCATCATTGGAGAGCTGAAACAACGCGTGCTGGATATTCCACTTTGGAGTACCCTGTTATCTGAGTATGAGCCTATGTTCCATGAAATCGTCGAAGACCACGTAGGCAGGCAGGACAGAACTCTTGATGACGGTATTGTAGAAAAGGCGGCTCGATTGCCTATCGGGTTGGAGAAACTTCTTACAAGAAGAATCTCTGAATTTACGATGGCTATCCCTGTCAAACGTGTTTACACTTATGACCAGACCGACGAGGAGTTGAAAACTATTGTGCGGGCCATCGAGAAAATCTACACCTGTGCACACATTGATGCCGTGAACATGCACAGAGCAAAGTGCTATTACGCCTCTTGTCAGATGTTCACACTTTGGTACACGCAGAAGAAGCCTAACAAGCTCTACGGCTTCGACAGCCAGTATAAGCTGAAATGTAAGACTTTCTCTCCAATGGACGGAGTTGACATCTATCCTTACTTCGATGAGTATGGAGACATGCTCGCCCTGTCATTCGAGTACAAGCGCAAGGTTACTGACACAGAGCACACCTTCTTCGAGACCTATACCGCAGACCATCATTACAAATGGGACCTGTCTTCAGACGATGAAGAGTCTGGATGGCATTTAGTGGATGAAAATGAGATTTCTATCGACAAAATTCCTGCTGTGTTCTGGTATCGACACAAACCATGCTGGGAGGGGTTGAAACCTATCCGTGAAAATATCGAGTACACCATTTCTCGCAATAGCGACGTTGTGGCATACAATTCCGCTCCTGTCTTGAAGATTGCCGGTGCCATCGTTGGAATGGAGCGGAAGGGAGAGAGCAAGAGGGTGTATAGAGTCAGTGAGGACGGTGACGTAAGCTACGTATCTTGGCAGCAGGCTATTGAAGCTCTTAAGTATCACGTCGATACACTCGTAAAACTTTACTTCATGCAATCTCAGATGCCGGACATTAGCTTTGAGAATATGAAGAGTCTTGGCAATATCGGCTATGATTCAAGAAAGACACTCCTCATGGATGCCCATCTTAAGATAGGAGAGGAGAAGGGTGCCTGGATTGAAGGCTTCGAGAGAGAGACCAACGTCATAAAGGCGTTCCTTTCCAAGATGAACACGAAGTGGGCAGCTAGAATGGATGAGATTTCTGTAGAACACATCATGACTCCGTTCATCCAGGAGGATGAGAATACTCAGATTGACAAATGGCTTAAGGCTAACGGCAATAAACCTCTCGTCAGCCAGAAGGAATCTATCCAGCGTGCTGGCCTTTCCGATGATCCTGACAAGACTTTCAACGAGATTCAAGGAGAAGAGGAAATAGAGGCCACAAGAACAGCAGCTACTATGCCTAACTTATTCTCGGAGGAATAGTCATGAGAAAAAAGAAAGAAGATAAGAAACGGCACTTCTGCCGTGAATGCGCTTATGCTACTGACTTCCATAGTATGAGCCTTAAAGGTCAGCCTATCCTAGCTAAATGCCCATATCAAGAATGGAGCGTTCTTCTCAACTGGGATTGCTGCAAACATTTTAAAATGAACTTGTATGAAAAAGCCAAAACTGCCTAATCAGAAAAAGGCATATAAAGACCTTGGCAAGAGACTGAATGCTTATACCAGGAAAATCATTTCAATCTATGAGACTCTTGCTAAAGAATCATCTAAAATCGCCACCTCCACCGACTTCGATGGGGATGGCGAGTTCTCTTTTGATGATTACCCTAGAACAGAAAAGAAGGTGAACGCCTTGTTGGATTACTATTCAAACAATATGCAGGCGTTGGTCTATAACGGAATATCCGAGGAATGGAAGAACAGTAACACGCTGCAGGACCTACTTGCCAAAAGGGTAATCGGCACCTTTACGAGGAAGATTGCGGAGACAAAACAGAAAGCTTACTTTGAACACAACAATGCGGCAAAGAAGGCTTTCGTGGAAAGAAAGATAAATGGTCTCAGTCTTTCAGAACGAATATGGAACCAGAGAGCTGATGTAAAAGAGGCTCTGGAGAAAGCTCTGTCTGTCGGCATAGAGAAGGGTATGAGTGCTGTTAAACTCAGCAAGAAGGTCAGTAAGTATCTTAATGATTATCCATCACTTGCCAAAGACTATAAGAAGAAATACGGCAAAGCCATAACCATTCAGAACTGCGAGTACAGAAGCGTGCGCCTGGCACGTAACGAGATAAACATGGCCTACCGTTCTGCCGAGCAGGAAAGGTGGGCTAGGATGGACTACATTAAAGGCAAAGAGATAAAGACGACCAATAACCCAAGTCATAAGCACGATATGTGTGATTTGCTTGCTGGCATATACCCGAGCTATTTCCCTTGGGTTGGTTGGCACGTAAATTGTATGTGCTATGCCATCCCGGTAATTATGAGTGAAAAGGAGTATTGGAGTGGTAAACAGCCAAACAATACTATGCCTAAGAACTTCACGAATTGGGTGGATGACAATAAAGACAAGGTAAAGCAATCATCCTATATCACTCAATATGCCAATGTTGAGAAAACACAGAAAAAGAAGACTGTTCGCATTCCATCAGTATCGAATGAGACAAAAGCTCAAATCACAAAGTCAATCAACGAATGGGCAACAGAGAATCTGAAAGAAGTTCAGATAAACGAGAAAGAGACGGCAAAGAGGCTTTATTTGTTCTTGGGTGAGAAAGAAATAATCATGAATAAGAAGTTCCTTACGGAGACATATTCTAAGAACATCAATAACTCTCATCTGCCCGATACGATACAAGTTGCCTTGAACATAAAGGATTGGCTTCCTAACGGAAAGTTCGTTAGAAAAGAGCAAGGCAAACACCACGATTGCTTCTTCAATGTCTATCAAGCTGAATATAATGGAAAGAAAATCGAGTTTAAGACAAAACTCACCGATGGCGAAATCTTATACACGATGAGGTTACTGAAATAAAAGAGGATTGGGGTCCTTCCGAAGTCTGCGCCCGAAGGCCGACGTGTGAACGGCTCACCCAATCCTTTATCTTTCTCCTTTACCGCTGCAAAGGTAATATTTTATTTTGGAAAATCCAAATCTTTTCGAATTTTAATTGGTTCAAGCCCTCGCTGGTGCATTTAATGTCTTGTAAGCCTCAAAAGCCAATGTGCTCACGTGCTCACTGATGGTGGTGGAGATTGTCATGATGTCTCCCATAAGGAGCATCGTCTCTCCCTTTCCGACCTCTGTGATTAGACTCAAAAGGCAGTTGATTTCATCCTTAAGAGTCTCGGCTTTCTTCATCAGCGGTGTTGGTGGCTCAACCTTGACCTCTTTCTTCTTCTCACCGGACTGAGAAGCAATACACTTCTCAACAGCCTTCGGCACTCTCGGCTTCGGGAGGTTGCAGATGATGTTCTTCTCCTTCAATGCGAGAAGCCAGCGTCTGCCTCGCTCCGTCCAAAGAGGTCTTCTTATGTACTTGCCCTTGATAAGGTGTGTAGTCACCTCAGTTAGCTGATAGGTGGAGTAAGGACTTGTCAGCATCCACTCATAGCCCTGATTGAACGCAAGGCCAACCTCCTTCAGCTCTTCGTACAACTTCTGTGCGCTGCTCATGCCCAACTCCTTCGCCATCTGCGTAGTGGAGTAGACACCCTTTGTCATGTCGCACTTCTGCACTTTCTTGAAGCACTCATCGATTCTCTCCTGGAGATCACCCATGATTTCCTTCTGTCTTGTTAACCACTCCTGGTCCTTTCTAACTTCGACCAGCATTTCCTTTGCGAACTCTTTCAAGCTCATGTCTGCATTTGTTGCCATATTCTTGTTTTATATGCAACCGTCGAGCTCATTTTATAAAGAAGGGCAGCCGCTCGTCACACCCTGAACAAGACCCTCAGCTAGCGTCCCAGCCTCGGCAGGTAGTAACTTACAGTTGCCCTATTTAGTAGGCTCTTAGACAAAATTACTACCTTTATCCTATATGCAAAGGTACGAAAATTTTGTCAGATTACCAAATCTTTTAACCTAAATTACGAATTTAATTTATTGGAAATCAGGGAGTTAGATTCGAGGTAAGCGATAAACTTATCAAGCATTCTTGACGTGCGCTCCCTAATATCCGTTTCTGTAAAATCTGTCAACGTCTGTGACAGCATTCGTAATTCGTGTATCTTAGTTCCAATCCTCTCGCCTGTGGATTTGAACTCACCATTATAATACTTAATCTTGTCAGCAAATCTGTAATCGGATGCTCGAATATTAACTCTTCGCTCCAATACCGATTTGTTTCCCAACATTTCAAGAACCTCGTCACTCGACAATCCACCTTCCTTGACTTGTCTGTTCCTTGGGAAGATGTGTTCAATATCATATGTTGCGTCAAGAGGAAGCAATTCCTGACTATCGAAAGAGAATGCCCACCATACAATCATCGACTTCGTAATCGCACGAGTGTTTGAAAAACTGAAGTTGGTGAATTGCGAACGGAACAATTCCTCTTGAAATAGATAGTTCTCGAAAGCAATCTCTTTGTTCTCTATGATATTCACCATCTCATTGAATACTGGTGCTCGCAAGGCTGTTATTCCTGGGTTACTGATAGCGTATGCCCAGATAAAGCCTATCAAACGATTCAAGAACAGATAGAACTTCTCATTGTCTAGCATATTCTCAGCATTCTTATAGTGCATGAAATATACCGATACAATATAAGTCCATAAGCTGTTAGGCGCATAATTCAATACAAACAAGCGCTTTAGTACATCCACGGAAAAACGGTCTTCGTTCTGAGAATATACATCTTTCCAGAAGTCCGCAAGCAAGACTAAATTCTCTAAAGTCTGCTCTCGTCGAAGTAGAACATATCCATCTTTCTCATAGAACTTGCGAAGTCCTTCTGTCATAGAACTACGATTAGTCTGCAATGCCCTCTCGTAGTACATATAGCGTGTAAACAACTCATCCAAAGGTGTTCCACGATATGGGTGGAATATTTTGGTAACGAGTTCGTCAAGCTCTTTCCATGTAGTGATAAACTCTTCCTTCTTCCCGATGGATGAGTAGAACTTATAGAGCTGTGCCTTGAAGATGTCTGAGTCAGACAATGGCTTACCTCTATCATTAAGCGTCGAGAATATCCTAAGAGCAGTATCTTGCGACTCAGCCTCTATCGGAAGTAGCACGCAGTTATTAAGAATACGAGCTGGATATAATGCAAAGAAAGAAGGGTATTCTTCAATGAATTTTCCTATCTTGTCTTGAAAGTATCTGAAGTTGGTCGCATACCGACTTTTTCCTTCTGATGTTCCTTTCCGGAGTATATCCATAAACTCTTCCTTGTCGTTATCAGTAGCAACCTCCGAATTTATCTTCAAGTCGTTTGGATCATATTCTCCGAACTCGTTTGCTCTCCAAATGCACTTTTCTATATCCTCTCGCATCTTGATTGAACGATTGTCTTTCATGTGCTCCAGGCGATTGTAGAAAGCTCGCAGTAAGAGAAGCAAGGTCGTAAGACGCTGCTGACCGTCAATGATTTCAAGTTTCCCTTCGTCATTACGGAATGTTACTATAGGACCGAGAAAGTAACTTTCTGAAGAATCGAAGCTGTCGCAGTTGTTATTCGGGAATGAAAAGGAAAATAAGTCTTCCCATAAGACCTTACATTCGTCTTCTCCCCAAGCGTAAGGGCGTTGATAATCTGGTATCAGAAATGTAGCTTTCTTATCTTGAAAAAGATATTTAACGTTCTTCTGATCTACTATTAATTTGGACGACATAGCCTTGTTAGAATTTAGTTATTCTTTCTCGTCAAACTCACCCTCATTGTCAAGGTAGTGAATAGCAGCCTTCACGATATAAGTGAAACCTTGAAGAGCGAATGATAACACTATCGAAAAGACCGAATAGATAACAAAACAGAATGCTTGAATTCCGCTAAAATCTGAAGAACTATAGCTGTCTTGGTTCAACGTCGTTATCCATGTAATGACGGAAATTGCTAACGCTACGAACGAAAGGACAGTTAATGCCTCTGAAATGTTTTCAAGATACCTTCCTATCTGAGGTACAAATTTTCTATTTCCCATATGATGCGCCCGTCATGCCGGTAGCTAAGCTTTGGTTAATAATCCGTCTATCAGATTAATAACGCATCATATGGTACTTTATTGTGTTGAACCAAAAAATCTAAATAAACTTTTCAAGATAGCTATAACGTTTAGACTCTCTTTTACAGTAGTCAGAAAAGTCCTTATAACGCTCTACCTTTCCGTAAAGTTTAGGGTAGTCCATCATCTCGTCCAGCATCTCTTTGCTGAACTCGGTGAATCCAAAGTTGTAGCCACTCTCTCCGCCCTGTATAGCACCTGTCCCGTGTTTAGCTGAAGGCTTATAATTGTATGTCAGGCTTATTCCTCCTTCTGATGTATATCTGGCAAGCTGATAAGATAGAAACTTTCCGTCCTTTCGAACGATATAGCCATACGTTTGCTTAATTGCAATGACACGATAGCCAAGTTCCTTGATTTCTTCAAGTCTGCTTTTCATAAGCAAAGCCCCCCATTCTGACGTGTATAAAGGCTTTCTTACGTGTATGTCGTGAAACGTTTGAATGAACGTATCAAGCTTTTCGCAATCCCAATCTCTTGGGTAAGTTATGTTGACACATCTTCGCAAGTCTCTTTTATAATTAATAAGGATAAGAGGCTCTGTCTTTGACTCATATTTTCTTTTTAACTTAACTTCTAACTCCATAATTATTTCTCTTCGAATTTATAGTTTGGGCAGCTTCTCTTGTTTTCCATTGTAAGCAGTACCGGGAACAGCAGACCGTGCCTGCAACCATTTCCGTGCTCGTCAGCAGCCTCGCAAGAGAAGCAGCCGTAATACTCGTTAATATTTAATGCTGTCATTACTCGTAATCCCTAATGTTCAACAATACAGGAAATCTCGGCACTCCAGCGTCAGAATACCCTTGATGCTGAACAGTCGCCGCCATACCTATCAACTCGTACTTGTCGGCTAAGTATTGGGCTCTGAGTGACCTTGGGCCTACTGGGCGGGCGCAGAACTCATGCTCTCCACACTTCAGTTTGAATATAGCGGTACCCGCATCATTGCCCTCCGCTTCCAAAACATCTACAACCTTGAACTCCGTCGTATCGAATGATTTCAGCTTCATAAGGTCATTGCTTCTGCCCTCGGTATAGATTCCATCTGCATTTCTGATAATGGCACCCTCGTAACCGGTGGAAACGAATATCTTGTGCCATCGCTTGATGTCCTTCTCTGAATGGGCAACGAAAGTCTGCGTAAGGTACACAGGTCCGTTTGGATCAATGGGAGCAAATTCCTCCTGCAGAGCTTTCCATCTGGTAGCAAAGCTTCCTGGAATCTGTGCATCGTAGATAACCATACGTAGCTTGTCGGTCATGGTAGAGCGGCACTTTACAGCAGAACATATCTGTTGAAAGGTCAATTCCTGGTGGTTGTATATCTCACCATCCAAAGGAAGCATACCGCGGTGCTTCTCTCCCCACGCCTTAATCTGAGGAACATCATATTCCTTGCCACCTCTCGATGTGAGATGAACCTCACCACCTTCTCCTTCATGAAGGACGCATCTAACTCCGTCATACTTAGGCTGGGTAAAGCAAGGAAACTTCGTCTGCGACGGATAATATCTTGTTGCTAACATTGGTTTCATCATTAATCCTCCAAATCTACATCAAAAGCAGCCTCAATAACATCTTTGATGTCATCTGTGAAACCATAAATTCCGTTATACTCCAGCCAATGATCCAGCAACTCTGTGTTAGTCATTTCTGCTACTTTACTCTCACTATACTCTGCCTCTTCTACGAGGTACTTCATCAAATCATCCTTATCCATATTACTTGATTTTAGTGATGTCGCAAACTAATACATTACCTACTATTACGTCTCTGATACCTGCTATGTTCACAAGCATCGTGGCGTACTGGTTCTCTGGAAGATCGTTAACCTTGCCCTCCTCATTGACTACCATCACCTGCGATTTGCTGAGTCGGACCATCTCGATGTGTCCTCCCACGAACCCTCTCAATTCTTCCAGTGAGAAATCCTCTCCGTTTGATGGCTCCACATTCTTGTGGAGACCATCGGTATTTATTACTGTTGATAACATAGGCTAATCATTCTTTTAGCGTTATTGACTGAATATGCCTGTGTGATACCGTCTATGTAAACGTATCTCTGCCCAAACATATCCTCAAAAACCTGGATGATGTGCTTCTTGTATTTGAGAAGCTTTGTTTCAAAAACACTGTCCATAGCTAAACCTCCTTTATTGAAATGTTCTTACCAGGGTTGTGGCCTCTGCTTACAGCAATGTCGTAAGCGTCTGTCATGTTCTCATAATCACACTTGTTCGCGTCCTTTTTATGTTCGAACACAACCTTTTCTAAGGTCTTGTCACCCATACCGTGAAACGCTTCCTTGTAGAATGTAACTAACAAAGTACCCATAATCTTTATTTTTAATTGGTTAGAAATTATACAAATCACTTACATCGTCAATCTCAACGACTTCGTAGGAGAGGCTCTCAATCTCAGAGGAAGATATGCCTTTTGTTTTTATGTATTTCTTGAACTTCTCTACGTTGCTTGTTCCCATTACGAGTATGTCACCGTAGTTGTAAGCAAACGACTTGTTGTTTTCAATGAGTAGCATAATCATCGACTTTGGAGCATTGGTAACTTTAATTGTCTTCATAATCTTTATAATTTTAATTGGTTCAACTTGTAAGGTAGGCTCTGGATAGTCAAAAGTACTACCTTTTATCTATATGCAAAGGTACGAAAATTATTTGATATATGCAAATATACTAATAAGTATTTTAGTTAAAAATACTAAATTACAATAGGTTGATATTCAAATAGTTAAGGCGCTTACTCTCACGAGCAAACGCCTTACGAACATAGTTAAAAAAATATGAAATTACAAGAATCCTCCTTGCCTGAGCTGTGCATCGGTAGCATTGTTAAGCCACTCCTCGCACTTCTCTATGATGCCCGTACAAGCGTCCGGCGCATCATCGTGGGCGTTATATCCTTCCTTTCTGTAGGATTTCATGTCGTGGGCAAACTCCGGCCACAACTGCTCCCAATTAGAAGGGAATACTAATTTATTATTTACCTCGCTGGAGCGAGTGAAAATTCTAATCTGTTTGTTCTTCGATTGCGTGAACGTTACGAACTGGGTGATTCTGTTTCCGTGTTCCCTTGTTATGCGCTCAACATTGCGGGCATAAGAGCGTCCACCGTTGTTACTCTCGACGAAGCACACGTCTGTCTGATTACGCTTAACCATATTGGCTTGCGCTGGCTCCGTGTATTCCATCGGTCGCTTAGTGTATAGAACATCGGTAACATAGTAACCGTCATCATGTGCATCGAAGCATATAGAGCAAAGGAAGTCGAAACCGGTATCTGCCGAGTCGGTGTAGTTGCCAATCATTCTTGCATACCTTCTGTCCGGCAGCTCATCGTATGTTCTGAAGGCATGGTACATAAGACCTTCCATAGGGGTAGGGTTCTGCATGTACTGTGTCTCAAATACGAACTCGCTGGCGTGCTTGATTTTGTACAGTTCCTCCAGCGTATGCTTCCATGGCCACAAGGCTCTTTCCTTTCCGTCTTCGTCTGTCTGTATTACCGGGAGGGAAACAACCTTCCACTCATTTGGCTCAATCTCTTGAAGGTAACCGCACAAGTCGTGCTCGTGCAACCTCTGCATGACGATGATAATTGGCGTGTGACGCGAGTTTACACGGTTACGGATGGTTGTCTCGAAACGTCTGTTGATAGACTCTCTGACGTTATCAGACAAAGCATCATCCGGTCGTAAAGGGTCATCTATAACTATGGCTCCCGAAAAGTGACCAGGGTTGAACGTAGCCATGAACTTATCCATGTTCTTTATGTCTTCTTCGGTCCAGTCTGGCTGACCTGCACCAAAACCTGTGATCTGACCCAAGGTGGATGTAGCATACTCACCACCACCTGCTGTTGTGCTCCATTTTGATCTTGTGTTATCGTTCTTTCTGATTTTGACATTCGGAAATAATGTTTGGAAATATGCGGAAGTTATCGTGTCCTTGACCGCCATTGAGTTGTCTTGGACGAGACTTCCGGAATAAGATATATGTAGAAACTTTGAAGCAGGGTTCAGCGCAAGACCATATGCGATGAACATCTGTGAGCACAAGAGGGTCTTTCCATAACGTGGGCTGATGTTGATAATCAGCTTATTCGTCTTTCCTCTTATAACATCCATGAGCGCATCACATATAATCCTATGATGTTCGCCTATGACATACTCACGTCGGGCAGTATAGGCGAACATCTTGGTAGTGAATTGCAGTAGGGATGAAGCCACTAACTGCTTATGGAGAAAACGTTGTTTCTCAAAGTCCATTTATCTTCTGTAATTCTTTAATATCATCCAAGGATAGTTTAGGGAACTTGAAGTCCTCACCATCCTTGCCTGTTACTTCTTGAATATGCTTATCTGCCAATCCGTTGAGCCTTGCAACAATGCTGGAATCAAACTGATGAAGCATGGCGCCATCAATCTGCTGGGCCATCACGACATTCTCAATCTGTGTTATCACCTGCTCAAAGCCTGGTCTCTTAAGATTACCTCTCTTGAAATCCGCCCATTTCTGAACGATGCCACAGAAAGCACAAAATCCGACAAGGGTATAGGCTCTTCTGAAAACCCTTACCTCTTGTCTCATGGAATTTGTGGATTTGCCGCTGCCACCTGCAATGGAATTGCTACCAGTCTTTTGCTGCCAAGGGTCGTTTTCAACATCATCACAGTAAGCTACAAACTTATCCCATAATTCCTGAGAAGACTTAATCTTGTATGGTCTTCCAACAGGATTGGGAATTCTATGTACGAAAGACTTTACTTTCGGCTGTGATGATTCATCTGTCATGGCTTCTTAACTTTTACCAGTTTACCGCAAGCGGAACAATGATACTCATAATACTCTGAAGGCTTGACCTGGATATTCTCCTCAACGCCCTTCATTTCCTCCTTGAACTTCTGGTCCTTCTGGGCTTCGGTTACGACCTTCTTAGCCGTATGGTTAGTCTCAGCCTTGGAAGGTGCGGCCGCAGGTTTCTGTTCCTTTGGCTTAGCATTGAGTCCAAGCATACCGGCAATGCTCTCATCGAAAGCAAACTGAATGCTGTTAGGATCACCGAGATAGGAGAGCTCCTTGCGAAGCTTCTTCTCGTTCCAAGTGGCGAACTCGGACGTCTTGTCATCAGCGATTCTATACTGCTTAATCTGCTCATCAGTCAGATAGTCAAGACGAATGCAGGGAACCTTATCCATTCCCAATGCCTTAGCTGCCTTATACACACCGTTACCTGTTACAATTACGTTGTTCTTGTCAACGGAAATAGGCTGAGTGATGCCGAAATCCTTGATGGACTGCATGATTGCCTGTACTGCCGTCTCGTCGGTCTTGTGCGAACCGTCATGAGGCACGATACTGTCAATAGGTAACTCAATTACCTTGTCATTAATCTTAATCTCTTCCATACCTGTTAATCCTCAATTTCTATTGTTTCCATATTTCCACAATATGGGCAAACGACCTTCATATAATGTGAACCGTCCTCGCGCTCTTTGAGAACGAACAAATCCTTGGCAGGGTCTTCCTCCTCATCCGAAGGAGCTTCCTCGCTTTCGCCAGCCTCTTCATTTGATGGAGTCTCGAAGTTCTCTTCATCAACCTGAGAATAGTCATCCTGGAAGCCACCATACTCTTCTGCCTGCTGGTTGATGCTGTCGAGAGAGAAGTTGAGCATCTGATTGATGTCCTCAAAGAAGAATGCCTGCATATCTGTAGGAACCTCCATGTTGCGCAATTCCTCCAAAAGCTGGTCTTCATCAAAGGAAGATTTCTCTGCCAGCTTGTTATCGAGGATGCGGTACTTCTTTGCCATTTCGTCGTCCATATCCGAGTAAACGACAGGAACGAACTCCATTCCCAACTGGTAAGCAGCCACATATCTTGTGTGACCGGCAATGATTACACCTGCCTTATCAACGAGGATAGGCTTAACGTATCCAAAACGCTTGATACTCTCCTTCGTAGGCTCAACCGCATTCGTATTGTCACGAGGGTTGTCATAGTAAGGAAAGATTTCACTGAGTTTAACTACCTTTACTTTCATTTCTTATCCTCCTTCTTCTTGGCTGTCTCTCTTGCTACGCGTCTCTCGTCGACAACCTTTTCGATAGCCGCATTGTACTTATAGTTCTTGAAAATCTTGGCGAAACCGGTAACAAACTTAAGCTTTACAAGCTCTTTCTGCTCCAGACCTACCTTTTCGCAAATCTCACGCTCAGACACACCATCTCTGAGCATATTGAAAACGATGTTTACCATTCCATCGACAGAGTGACTTCCACGGGCACGATTGTGTCTTACGGTTGATGCCATACGCTGGTCAATGTCCTTGTCTAGGACTACAATCGGCAGCTTTCCGCCACATCGCTCATTGATGTCCGCAAACTTGCGAATAACGAGGTTTCTGTGGAAACCGTCGATGATTACATACTTCTGCAGCTTCTCGTCCCAAATGGTAACGATAGGCATTGTGTAACCGTCTTCCCTCACGGATGTATAGAGAAGACGCATTTCCTTATCTGCTACGTGGTTAGGGTTGTAGTTGTTGGCTACAACCATATCCTTGTCAACCCAAAGCACGCAATCTACTGGGTTGACTTTCTCCGGAGATAAGGAACTGATATACTTTTTGAGGTCGTTCAAAAACTGCACCTTATCCTTGGCAGCATCAAACTCCTTCTTGATGTTCTCTTGAAGATTCATATTCCTTATTAGCTTTTTCTATTTTAACATAATTGTCGCTCAAATACTGACGCAAAGAACGCTCTACACTCTGAATGCGCTTCATGCCGAAATCTTCCGCAATGACGCAGACGGCACTTGTATAGCCAATCTGATGTATGACATAATCAATACACTCCTGGCAATGACCGGCTTTAGCTACATTTCTCTTCTTGGCGGAACGGTAGCCTTTCTTGATAGTCTCCGCATTCTTCTTGTCTTCACAAAGATTGTCTGCGAGATAATCAACGTATTCATCCCAATCCTTGAAATAAGGTGGCAAGTTGTAGCAGTATGTTGCCACTTCGTTAAAGACGTGTACAGATGTATTGACGTTTGCCACTCTTCGCACCAGCTTGTCGTAGAACCATGGATCAACCTCCTTGATGAAACCTAAGTCGTGGATAGCCTGCTCATGGATGAGGGAACTAACTCGGCATGCTCTGAGTGGCTTCTGCGTGAACTGATAGTTATAGAGCTTGCAGTACGGAAGCTTGTTGCTAAAGATGTAATACCATACATCATGAACCTTCCAATCCCAAATAGGGTAGAGCACCAGACTTCTCGGTGTGCCGTCTTTATAATATCCGCCACCACCTCCCCATGTTATGCCAGGAAGACATTCGCCTCTGGTAAGACCAGACAAACGTGCCGGCGATTCCTCGATACGGACACCGCCCAAAGTTAGGTAGTCTTTGCCAAAGAGCATTCTGTGTACCTGATCGAGGGTCTTGGAGAAATACTGATTGTGAGGGATTTCCAAATCTCCATAAGAATCTGGTTCCTTCTCACGAATCCATTTTTCTCCAGGCCCCCATACATTGAACCATTCTCCCTTTGAGGCATTCCATTCCTGGAAGTATGACTGAATCCAATATGGCTCAACCCACGGCAAGTGCATGATGTATCGTATATACTCGATAGTCATTGGAGTCTCTGCCTCTTGGTCTAGGAAGAGGACGGGAATCTTTTCAATTCCCATCTCCTTCATAACCTCGTGAGCAAGGTTGAGAACCACGGTAGAGTCCTTTCCTCCCGACATCGTCACGACAATCTTACGCTTACCATAAAACTCCCGAAAGATGTATCTGAATCTTTCAAGAGCTGCCTCATAAACGTTTTTGTCACTGTAAAATATCATTTCTTATTTCTATTGTTTAATAATACCTTGTCGCTGGAATTGCTGAAATGGGTGTCAAGGTAATCCTTAAGTCTGCCCATCATTTCATTGTTGTTGTGACCGCGAGCGGCATTGTGCATGATTGTTGCATATCTCAACTTCTCTTCGTCAAAATCAACAAAGCATACAGGAACCATCTCATATCCAATGACGCAGGCGGCACGGTATCTGTTCTCTCCGTCCACGATCTGCATCGTCGAGCGGTTTACAACGATAGGCTGAGTAAATCCGAAATAGAGCAACGATTTGATGAGAAGGTCAAAACTGTCTGCATCATGCGTATTAGGGTTATAGTCATTCGGATAAATGTCGTCAACCTTAACGTATTCTATATGCAGCGGCTTCACCTGCTCAACCTCGATATTGTCCTTCGCCAATTTCAAGGCTAGATTTTCCTTAGAGTTTTTTGTATTCATCGAGAAATTCCTTGTTTACTATTTCCTTAACCCAATCCTTGCTTGACTTAGCCAAATAAGGATTCTTGAACTCACTCTCCCAATCTACAGACTCTACATCAAACTGGTTGTCGTAGGTCTTGCTGTTTCGAGAAATGCCACCTACTGCGCCTGGATTGTTGAACGTGCTTCTGTATGCACCGAAATGCTGAACCAGACCGGGAACGATGGCGTAAAGGTCGATACCCTTTGCCTGAAGGTATGCCTTAAGACGCGAATCATCATAACGTGTCTGATCATCCGTCATCTTGTTTGATGTTTCAACAAAATCCTTGGCAAGGTCGTTTGGATATACGCTTGCCTGCAGCCAGAAGTTTGTCTTTGTAGAGATAACGTGCTTGCCCTTTGCGTAACAATCAGTATAGTCACCATTTGTTGGATTGTAGAAACTGATAACGTTGTTTTCTGGAGCAAAAGAGAGAATATGTAAAATCTTGGCAAGAATGTTACGGTCGAAGGTAATGTCATCATGGATAATCATACGATGGGTTCCTTCCGCTACCTCTTGCGTCAACGCTTGGGAATAATTATCCCAAAGACCCTTACCTCGGTCCATAGAGATACTGACAGGAATGCCATAGGGCTTCGTGCTGGTCTCTATCAACTTCTTAAGGTAGTTACCCTCACGTTCTCGCTTCGGAACATTGAGGATGATAATCTGAGAGAGTTTAATCATATGCGTAATTATTTAGTTACTGTCCATTCTCCACCTCGCTTGGAAACCTTGCTGATGGCTACAGCCAAACGATTTCTGTTCATATCGCTACCATAGAAAACCTTGCCAGCAGCATAGGCTGCTTGGGCAACAAGTCCTTGACCCATGAAGAAGTCTGTGATAAATTTAAACGGCACATCTTTACAAATTTTGAACACCGCATCCCATTCATCCATTCCCTGGAGTCCCCAATCTTCCGCCTGATTGGTGCCTTGGATAATCCAGCACTTGCAATCTGGCTTATGATAATAGGTGTTCTCGTAGATTTTTACATAAGGGAACAACGATTCTACCATAGGAACCAACTGCTTCTTATTTCTGTAGAAGCACTCGACGAATAGTCTGTCCGGATTAATCTGCTCGATGCACCTCTTAATGTGGGCAACGAACTCGTCAAAATTATCAACCGGGCATTGCTTCTCCGCCTTTGTATAATACGCTTTGAGGACACCTTTACTTCCTGCCGGGTCGATGAATACGCAATCGGCATTCTTTGAAAACTCTGGAAGCCCCAAAGTAATATCGGCAATGGTGATCTTGCTACCATTGCCTAAACTGTAAATCTCGCCTTCTGTGATGGGGTATTTATCAATACTGCCATCATAACGCAAACCTTTCTGTGATGTCATACGCAATTTACTATTAAATAATTGTGATACTCTGATACGTTTTCTTCACCGAAAAGACTGCACAAGACCTTCTTGGAATAGAAGAAATGCCTAAATTCTACATCGCATTTCTCGTAAGTGACGGGGTGATACGTCTCCTTGTAAAACATCAAGAACTTTCGGGCTTTACACCGTGATATTGAAAGAACAGCATACCGCGAAAGATAAGATGGAGAGCCGAACAAAGCTACAATGTTATCAAAATTCTTGCAGTCCAGGTTTTTACCGTCGAAAGGCTCGCAGACTACCCTTTCCTTATATTCAGGGTGTTTGTTAATGAACTGCTCCAACATTCCTTTACTAGGATCAACTCCTAAGTATTCCTGCGGGTCGATTTCTGCAATCTCTGTAAGTAAGCCGGTTCCGCATCCGATGTCTAGAATTGAACCACTGAGAGGTGGGAGATTTTCCCCCACCTCGTGGTTCTCAACGAGACTCATTTCATCACGAAACAAAGTGTCGTACTTACTTGCTATTTTATCATACTGGGAATGTTTCATTTTCTAATGTCGTCTGTTGCCAGATGATTTTTTTACTTGAAATGGTTATGAAATTCTTGTGATTGTATATGTTACAATTCGGGAACATTGATTTCAGCTGCATTCTGTCGTAGGTGAAATGGTGCATTTCCTCGAACTCTGCAGGGGTGTAGTCATCCTTGTAGAACATAAGGCAATAATCCAGACCACTCTCGCCCAGTTTACGGAGATACTGAGGCATGAAGTAGGAAGCTGTACCGAAAAGAGCAACCACAACGCTGTCTGCCGACATCCATTTCTTTATCGCCTCCTCAAAAGAAATAGTAGAACATCTTCGGAAAAAACCAGAGGTCTTCTCTCTGAACTGCTTGATTGCTTTCTTGCTAGGATCAACTCCATAATACATTTCCGGCTTTATATTGGTGTAGGCGACGAAGTCTCCGTTTCCGATGCCTGCCTCGAAAAATCTTCTGTTCTTGAACGTGAACATGATAGATTTTGCCATCACGTCCATCTCCTGGTTCGAATAGATTCGCGGTATTGGCCACTCAAGGAAATCGAACTCGTTGAAAACCTTCTGTCTGTTCAAAATCCAAGTAGTCTCGAATGGGTCACCCATCGTCCAATACTTATAACCGTCAATGTAAAGGTAAGGGAAATTATACTTTCCCCATCTTTCGTGGACTCCATTGTCTCTTTGTGCGCTGACGAAGTAATAGAATTCATCACGTGTCAAAGCGCATTTGTCTCTGTGGATATACTCGTGAGGAACGTCTATCATAGAAGTAGCCCATTGCCACTTACAACGCTTGATGTACTCTCTGAGCTTACTGTAATCGTATTCCATTGCTGCAAATTTAAATAAAATATTTGATGATTAAATACTTAAAATCTAAAATTAACTATATTTTAACATAAAAACATGAATATATGCAGGCTTGATAGCCTAAAACACCATAAAATAGGCTCTTCTTATACGCAAAGGTACGAAAATTATTTGATATATGCAAATATATCAAACGGAAATTTTAGTCAAAAATACTAAAAAATTACGCCGTTCTGCTTGCTCTGTTCGGAAGCCTAGATTCTATCTGCCATAGATTGTCGTTGATGAGTTTTAGGATAGTATCGTGGAAAGCTGAGTTTATGTTTCTGTGGCCCTGGCATTGAACAACGGTAACATCGGCTAAGTTTACCTCGATTGTCTCCATACGCTGTCCGTTTACCTTGGCAGAAAGTATGAGACAGTTCGGCTTTCTGTTCACATCGTAATAGCCGTTTCTAAATACACAGTGCCCCATTTCCTTACCCTCTTCGAAAAACTCCTGAACGGACTTAAGAACCTGTATATCTATAGCACCTTCCTTAATGTCTATATCAAAGAACTGTTTCCTTCTGGCAACATAAACATTAGCCATTGCTTCTGCCTTTTTCTTATTCTCCTCTTCGGCTTTAGCTGCTTGCTCCAGGTACTTGAGTTGCATTTTTTCTTCAGCAATCAAGCGCAGTTTAGTCATTCTGTCCTCCATCTTCTTTTTCTTGTTGTCTGCAGCCTTAAGCCACTTGTCGTGTGCATCGTGAAGATTCTGCGGGCAAACTATTGAAGGGTTGCGTACATCTTTCTTAAGATATATGATACTGTCGAGCATATCCCACCATAAGCTGTCATAAAGATATTCTGCCTTTCCGTGTCTGACTACAATCTTAATAGCTGACATTTTTCCTTTGTCAAAGACTGCTTCGTGATACTTGCACATTTTCCACATATCAACATCTCGTCTCATGAGGGTTTCATTGTACGTGTTAGCATTAACAGAACGAAAGATTTCATCACATGAAATTTTTTTCTTGAAGTCTCTGAGAGCATACTTATACTTGTCTTGAACCGAGGCATAATATACTCCATCAAATCCAAGTTCGCGTGGGTCGCCAAGGTAGCCCCATACAGTATGTGTTCTCACTTCCAAATTCCCGCTTGAAGTAAAAGCGTCTGTGAAATATCCGTTAATCCTCTGTCTGGCAAGGAAGACGTATTTCCCGTCTTTCATCCATTGTTGCATACACTCCTTGAAGTAGATTTTTTCTTTAACAATCTTATGAAACCGAAACTTTGCTCTTATCTGAAAATATCTGAGAACTTGCCATCCTTTGAAAGTACATACAAGATAAAAACACCCTCTTGAAAATCTGTCTCTATACTTATAAGCGACGTCTTCTGAAATACAAGTTTTGATGGCCCACTGACGTTGTTTGTCAGATAACTCTGGTATTCTAACGGATAGTTTGACGACTTCACGCTCTATCTTATTTCTTGGTTTCATAACTCACATAATTAAAAATCAAACAAACTCAACTGCCCAACCTCGGCATCCTTCTTTCTCTTGGCCTCGGCTTTCTTCTTCAAGCGCTCCTTCTCTGCAGACTCCTTCTTTTTGAGCTCCATAATCTTAGCTTGCTTGAACTCCTCCTCTGCCTTCTTCTCCAAACTCTCCTTGGTTTGGTCTGAGAGGTTTGTAACGATGGTGCAATTTATGTTCTTGCTGAATGAAACCTCTTCTTCATTATAATAATGAACCGCAAGACCATAAATCTCATCATCATCAAATCCTTGTCTTCCGGATTTCTTGACCTCTGAGATGATAAAGTCGCAGCAGTCATCGATATTCTTATTCGGCTTGGCGTAATCCTTTGCGAACAGTTCGTCCTCTGCTGCTCGTTTGTCAAGATATGCCTTGATTACCTTCTTGAATGTTTCTGTTCCTTTCATAACCTTTCCATTTTTTGAAACCGATGGGCTTGTTTCTAAACCCCTTGCGGAATGCTTCTCTCATAGAGATGCAAATGAAATCTACACTGCATTGTGCCAAGCCCGTACAAAACGCACAATCCTCGCAATCATCCATTTGTTCCGCTACATACACGATGCCATTAATGACTATCGCTGCTTTCTCCTTCAAAACTGCCATTTCTTTTCTCCAGTAATAACCTTGATCTTGTAAGCCTTCTCGCCATATCAAGCTCTCTGGCTCTTGTAGCCTTGTCTGTAACAAAGTTGGCAGATTGTTCTAACACTTTAAGCAGCTCCTTGTACTCTGTCTTTGTTGTCTTAATATTCATTTTCCTTCATAACTTCAATAATTCTGCAACCAGAGAAATCATCAGCAGAAAGAACGATCTCCTCATTCTCGATTTTCTCTTCTATCATGGCACGAGCATCTTGTCTCGTTTCTGCATCCACGATAACGTCTTTACTTAACGTTTCCTCTATATGAACTTTAAATTTCATTATGTAACCTCCCATGTTTCAATGTTAAACTCGTAGCTTTTACCGCTACATTGACTTTGCCCGATATTGCGCAAATCTCTAATCTGGTCTTCCGAAGCTCCGTTAGCCTCAGCGGTTGCGTAGCATTTCTCAAGATTATCGGCTACTCTAAGCAATTTGCCACTTCCCTTTGAATGCCAAGCATCTTCTTTGTAAATCAAGTACACCGTCATAATTAAATTTCTTTGAAATGAACACTCGTTTTATCTTTTCTTTCAACCGCAGTGCAAGCTAAGTCTTTACAGATAACATCTGTGTCCCGACGTTGTATGTTCGGCACGCCGACAAAACAATCAGCACAATCTCCATGTTTTGTTACTACACAGGTTCTTCCGTTTATAATAAGTTTCTGACCGATTGGATAGTCTGATGCTTTATCGAACCGACCAACCTTAATAATACTTTCTTTGCTCATAGTTAATCCCCCTTTTCTTCCCGATAACGAAGATATAAATCACAGTTGTCGCAATCTGACTTACAATCGTAATTGTTGGCACAAGCTATAAATAATTCACTTCTTTTCATAAGCGTCTCGATAACAAATAAATAAGTCGTAAATCATCTTCTTGCAAGCCTCCATATCTTCCAGTACATCCCTCATGCGATATGGTGCGCCATTCTTTCCATGGCCCTCGTTGTCCAACCATAAATATGCTTCACTGTCAACATCATATTCTACGTAACGTTCGTGAATGCTGTTGATCAATTCTTCCGCACTTTCAAATGGTCCGGTTGATATTGAAAAGTCTTGACCTGCAGGTGAATATTTTGAAAAGAGTAATCCCTTAATTCCGCAACACTATAGTTTAACATTATTTATAAGTGCCTGAGCAACAAA